CCAATGCTGAGACAGTCCGCACAACGAATATACCATCGGTCCATTTTCCTAAAAACCTCCTGCACATTATATATGCAATGTGCGTGCCGCTCTTACTCCTTCACTATAGTTGAGAGGCGCTTTTCGAAGTCCTTAATCGCTTGCGCGATGTCCTCACCGCCAATCATTGCGAGCATTGTGGCTTCGAATTCCCTTCGCACCCTCGCCACCACACCGTTTGCCGCAGCCCTCAACTTCTCTTCAACCTTCCTTACTACTACCTCATGTGGTTTGTATAAGCCGAAGGTGAACCCCGCCTTGCTTGCCGCCTTTTCTGCCCGTTCAAGTTCATTTCGCGCCGCCAACACAGCCGCAACGTGCGGGTCATCTAGCGCCTCACTCCGTGCCTCATCAACTTCTCTCTTGACCTTCCGCTCGATTGCTTCGATTGCCTCATCCCGCCGCTTACGCAAAACCTCTTGCACAAACGGACTAACATGTTTATTTCTCATCCAACTTCTCCTTTTGTTGTGCTTAGTTGGTGTTTTGGCGCTGGTCTTCATGTCATTGAGAACTGTTTGTCCAAACATTGCAGCAATGCTGTCTGGCAAGCAAAGGATTGTCAAGGGCTTCGACCACTTCCTCTTGCTCCTTAACGCACGCTTGCCTGAAGGCTTTTGGGTCAATCTTCAAATCCATCAGCTTGTCTCCACATGCGTAGCATTTGACACTACGTCAATTACCGTCCTCACCGTTACTTGCAAATTGAGTGCCACACGAATATGCTTAGCCTTTTTATGAAGGCTCCAATCCGCTGGCGAAACTTCAGCCATTTGACGTATATCGTAAACTTGCTTGTCGGTCAACTTCCTGCGTCTTATTGACCCGCGTTTGCCGACTCCCCACCACCTTCCCACGACTTGCGTCGGTAGGCCACTAAACCTTCCGATGTATTCAGGAAACACGTCTCACTCCACAGATTGTCCATCCGTCCGCTTCTCTTTGCGTCACATAGTCGTTGAGTGGCTCGACTGTTCCATATTCCGGGTCAAACACCATTCCGTCCTTGAGTGCTGCCCCATGACTCCCATACCGCTTCATGAGGAGTAACCCATTATCGTTTCCGCTTGGAATGTAAGCGTCTTTGTCGTTTGCTGTGCTGAAAAATTCTATCCCAACCGGGAGGTTGAACCACTTCCGTATGAACGGAACCCACCATTTGTCCGCACCTTCTATGCTTGTGACGCCTCCCCACGGCAAAGGATTTTCAAGCTTGAATAAGTCGCTTGCCGTCTCATAGTCGGTGTCTGTTAGCCAACAAAGTGATGCAAGGGCGCATTCGTGATGCCTCTGTATGAATGGAGTCATCCTTGCGATACTCCCGCCGCAACATAAAAGCGGCTTCGATTGAAACGTGGATTGTCATCCTGCAATGCGTCGGCAAGACGCAGAACAGATTGAAACCATCGGGAGTATTCGATGTTACGTCCTTCATGAACCTGCGGACGCGACATCTTTAGTGCCTGCGCAATCCTCACGTAGTCTTTACGAGTCATAAACAACCTCCCCTGCGGGAGGACTTAACTTGTATCCCGCAGTCCTCCCGTCTGCGGCTGTTTTTACAGGCTTCCTTACGGTCGCCTAACGCTCAAGCAAACCCCACTCCCGCAGGGCGTGTATCGCGGACGCTATCGAACGTAAACCCGCTTGCCGTCAACGATAATGTAACGACTGCCCCACGCAACATCCTGAAGAATCTCCATAACGCTACCTCCCTCTACTGCTATCCTACAAACTATGCTTGTATGATTCCGTAGATGTTCACATTGCCTCCCTAATGCACATCTTATGCCAACCGAATCACTTCAGATATGCAGCGTCCAATTGTCGTGCTGTGCGTTTGTCGTGAAAATCGACTGCTATGAATTGTCCTCCCTCTTCGACGCCCGTTAGCGTCCTTTGGATTCCGCTCGCCGCCCGTCTGATGAGCTTATCCTGCGAATGTTCTGCAATGTCGCCCATCGTCTCAAGTATGCGCGCAAATCCAGTCCAATCCCGCCCGGACGCGCGCATCAAGCTGAGCAATTGCCGTCGAAGTTGTTTGTGTGTCATACTTTCCAGTCCTGCCCATCGTCCAAGATGAACGCCTTCAACGGAGTCTCGAACCACAGCACACCGTGCGCGCGCTCGCGGAACGCATAGGCGTTTGCAGCGTTAGCAAAACGGTGTGCCTCATGAACATGTAGGTCTGAAAACGGCCTTGACACTACGACGAATGGATGTGCTGAAAGCTCTACCTCGTCGTGCCGTGGGTCTGTCTCATTCTCGCCCAACCACGCGAGTAGTTCCGCGTCAAACGCCTTATTGTCGTCAGACATTGTAAAGTAACCTCCATCAAACGCACAATCACATACGAATTGTGCGTTTTGTGCAAGCGGCTTACGCCCTTACTTCATTCACGCCAACGAGCACAAACAACCATGCATCCATCGAACCTCCCGTAAGGATAAGCTGAACAACAATCAAGCTGAGCAGGAAAAGATGGATGAGGTTTTTCCCGTGTCGCTTGTTTGTCGGTTCGGTCAGTCCCTTATGGAATGCCTTGACCGCCCTACTCCACCGTTGACGTTCACTCATCGTTTGTGCCTCCGTTCATTGGTTATGCACATTATATACCAAAGTTATGCGGCTTGTTTGTCTGCCGAATGATACCGCACAGTCGATGCCTCAGTCGTAATGAGGACACTCTGTTGCCTATTTGTGACGCGGATAAGCTCTGCAAGAGCGTCAATGCGCGGTAAGATGGGGTCCGAAAACTCAGCTACAGAATCATCGCCGACTATCTCGATGATTGTTGAGTCTTCCGCTTGTCCCATCCAGTAACCTTGTGTGTTGATGAGCGTAAAGCCGTCGAAAAACTTGCTTGTAAGCTCTGCAAGGTTGTCGAATCGCTGTGTGTAGATGCGATAGGTCACTGTTGTGTCCTCTCTTTCGTCAATTGCGCTACGATGCGCGCCATCTCTCGCAGGTATCGCCGTCTCGCGCGCATCCGTCGCGTTTTGTGTGCCTCCAAGTCTCGCCGACTGTTCTGTTTCATTAGTAACCTCCAATCGAGGCACAAAGCATAGCACGCCTTGTGCCTCGTGTGCAAGCGACTAAGACTTGATTTTGCCGTTGAGCTTGTCAAGCTCATCGTTGAGTGCCTCAACGTATTCCGCTGACGCGGCCGCGACTAGTGGACTGTCGATTGCCCACTGCACGCGCATCGTGTGTTTGAGTGCCTTGCGCAGAATTTCCCGTGTCTTCTCATTCGATTGCTTCATTTAGTAACCTCCATCAATGGCAGGACCATAGCAATTGTCCTGCCATTTGTGCAAGCGACTAATTCGTCAAATCCCATTGACAAGACAAGAGTGCAAGGCCATTTGTGCCTGTCAATTCGGCCTTGCAGGACGTTACTGTCCACTGTGGATACGTGGTCTGCATGTGCGCGCACATCGCGTCTGTCATCATGTCAGCCATGTGCTCGCATGAGGTTGCCGGAGCGTGTTCGAACGTCTTTTGCACTACCTCATCCATTTCCTCATTCGCTAGGATGAAATAGTCGGGCGGTTGCAAACTACCCTCGACCGTCAACGTAACACGGTATGGATAGTCTGAGGTTGCCTCAAAACCGCAATAGTGCCCATTGCTTGCTTGCGGCTTGTGGATTGTGCCATTTCGCACGATTGTGTAGGTTTTCATGCTGCACGCCTCCGTTTGTGTTATGTAAGCAATTTGCTTACCAAAAACAGTTCACTTCTTTGCTTGCAAAGCTCTTGCCGCACTGTCAAAACACCTTACCAATCAAACTCCAAGGTCTTCGGGCGTTTTTCCCGCAAAGTACATTCCATAGGTAATGTCCTTCACTATCTCATCTGTGCGTGTGTCTTGTTTCACTACAGGGTGTGTATTGGTTGCGGAATGTGAGCGGGGGAGACTCAAGTCTGCGGATAAGCTCATCCGGTATGGCCTGCCGTCGTACGTCAGCCGTAAATCTTTGACAATTCAAGACTTATAGTCGAGCTACAACCTCTGCCGTGGGCTTTGACATGTCAAAATCAATTGAAGAGCTTCTATCTCGACCACAAAGCTCGACCATTTAGCTCATCCATTGGTTGCCAACCCTTGACCCCCTACCCCGGGGCGGGGGCATCAGCTAACCAACATACAAAATTTTATTAATTTTTATTTGCAGGCACAATTAGTGACTAATTTGAATAACAATTGTACTATTTTTGTACAAATTGTCACTTACAGCCACCCGCTACGAATTTCCTAACAAATTTGAGTGCAAATTCCTTAACAATTTGATGTGGTTGTGTGTTGGTCAACACCCAAATATCGTGACCAACCAACTCACAAGTGTGTTAAGTGCTTTAGATTCAACAAGTTAATTTTTTGGTCACGCCCTTGGTCATTACCCTATAATAGTATACGGGTTGACCAACTAACGACGAAGGCCCGTAAGTGGTTTCAGTTAAGTGCGTCTAAGTGTTTGGCTATTGACACAGCTTGTAGTGAAGTGTTATCATTAGTGAATGAGCACACCTGAATTCCCCTTAGTACCAGACATTGCGTCTAATCCTAACAATCTTGCTGTCGAAAACGATGAGGGGGGAGACAGCACAAAATACAACAAACGGAAAGCCTACCGTGGACACCCGGTTCGCATCACAGAAGATAAGCGGATGCAGTCGAGTCTCATCCTCGCAAAACGCATCGCTACGAATGTGTCTCAAGAGCAACTGGCGAAGGAGTTCAACATGAGTAAGGCGACCCTCGCAAAACGCCTTCAGGAGGCTCGGGCGGATGATTTGACTCAATTGGCGAGAGAGATGGTTGCGGACAAGATGCTCGCAAAGGCTCTAGGGGTGTTGAATGCGGAATTAGACGCAGGCAATTACAAGGCTGCAAAGGATGTTTTGCAAGGGATGCAAGTGCTCGTTAGCGGCGGTAAATCAGTTGTTGAGCACCGCACGAGCGGGAGTATCCTTGACCAAATTCGTAGAGAGAATTCATTGGATGCAGAAGTGAAAGAGGTGAAAGATGAATAGGAGTTCGAATGAGCTTGATGGAACGATTGGGTCGTTTATGCGAGTGCATAAGCGTGAGGATGGGAAGTTTGAAGCATCCTTCCCCAACGACAAAAACGTTGCGAGCGGAGTCGCAGATAGTGAGCAGGAAGCAATTAACCGCGCCCGAACGAACATTCAAGCCGCTGTCGCAAGCGGAAAGACTGGAAACACCTAACGAAAGTGGTTATGGGTTTGGCGTGTAGTGACTGCGGACGACGTAAAGGCATTCATCCAGCCGTCCTGTCGGCAAATAGGGAAGTTCTGAAGGTGTGCCAATTGTGCTGGAACAAGTGGCGACCTTTCATGCATCCCGAAGACTGTGGATGTGACCATTGTGAATGGTGTTTGTTGTGGATTTAAGAATTCCCTTCTCAATTGCCATTAAGGACCGTCGCCTGCTGCGAGATAGGTGGGATGGGACAGAGGCACAGAACTACTTAGATGGTTTGTCGCTCCCTCAAAAGGTCGCGTTGAAGACCTTGTATGGCCTGCCGATTGAGTCAGGTGAGGAATTGAGTGTGTGGAGTGCGCAGCAGGGGAACGCGCAATATGACGACCTTGGGTATTGCACGAAAGTGGACATGCCAAGGGGTTATGTGCCGAAGAAATATAACGAAGCTTGGATGATTGTAGGACGACGCGGCGGAAAGACAGACAGGTTTGCGTCCACGATTGTTGCGTATGAGGCGTGTTTCGGTGGGCACGAGCAGTATATCACTCGCGGCCAGAAGGCATATTGCTTCCAAATCGCACAGGACCTACGCAATGCCGCAATGAGTTTGCACTTCATTTTCGCTACGATTGAGGGGAGTCCTGCCGGTAGGGAATTGCTTGATGGCCCTCCAATTCGTGATGAGATTCGACTCAAAAACAATCTAATCATAAAGTGCATCCCCTGCACGTTGAAGGCGTCACGCGGATTCGCCAATCCGGTTGCTGTGTTGGACGAGGTGGGTGTATGGTATCAGGAGTCTGATAGCGCGAACCCCGACTATGAAATCTACCGTGGAGTGCGACCCGGACAACTTCAATTCCCAAATAGATTGATTGTCGGCATCAGCAGCCCCTACAACAAACAAGGGTTGCTGTTCACGAATTATGAGGCGGGCACTGAGGGTGTGAATGCCCCACAGTACCTCAAAAGGCAGTTTAGAAATATGGTAATCATTCATAGCCCCACGGCTAGTATGCAGAATCCGTTTGTGTCTCGTGGGTCCCTTGAGGAGGAGCGCGACCGTGACCCGAAAGCGTTTGAGCGCGAATGTCTTGCCATCTTCCAAGACTCAATCAGCGGCTTCCTTTCCAGCAGTTTGTTGCGAGAGGCTACGATGATTGGGGTGTTTGAGCGTGAACCGCAGCCACAGTTGTTCACTTACGTGGCTGCAATTGACCCCGCGTTCCGCCATGACGCCTTCGCGTTCTCCATCTTCCATTTAGACGAAGATGGATTTGTCATCCAAGACGTTGTGAGACGATATAAGGCAGATACAAGAGGACCACTTAACCCGGACGCTGTATTGAAGGACATTGCTCCACTTCTTTCCGCATATCAAATAGTAACTATTTATAGTGACCAATATCATTTAGAATCGTTACAACAACTTGCATTACGCCTTGGATTCATTATAGAGGGAGTCCCTTTTAAGGCAAGTAATAAGGCTATGATATATGGGTCGTTGCAACAGTTATTGAATCAGAGACGCATAAAGCTTCTTGACAATAGCGAATTGTTGAAGGAATTGAGGCAGCTTGAGAAGAAATTGACGAGTGGTGGGGTGGTGCAGATTAGTGCCCCAAACGGACAGTATGACGACCTTGCGACCGTCACGGCGTTGTGTGCAAACAAGTGCTTGTGGTTGACGCCCAAACCGCAAGATGAGCCTATTCGTGAAGAAACTGTCCATCAGAAGATTTTGAAACAGATTGAGGGGAAGAGGATACAGAATGTTTACAAAGATTGGGATTAGAAAATGCCATATTTAAGTCAAGCACAGCAAGGATTGTTTCATTCCCCGAACAGCCCCGTGAGTGCGAGTGAAGTGAGTAAGTGGGACAGTGAGTCGAAGGGGCAGAAGAATTTGCCGTATCATGTTCATAAGGAAGCACTTAAGCGGGCGGTTAGCGGCAAAAAGTAATTATTTGACACAACCCTAGAAAGGTGTTATACTTGTAACATGGCTGACAACTATACTAAAGACTCAACCTATTCGTCAAAAGAGTGGACTCCTTCTCAATTTCGTGACCGCGCCTGCGGAGTGATGGGTGTGGGGGATGATAAGGATGCGGAGTTTTCTTGGGAAAATGAGGGGGGTGCAAAACCACCCTCTAACGCAAGCGGGTGGGACTCTAAGTCCTTTGATGCAGGCGGCTTGTCCAACGGCTCGCTTCCAAGTAGCGGTCAATCCACTTCCGATGGTCCCGCGTGGCCTTCACGCTCAAAAGACAGGAAATAACAAAATGCGCAAAGTTCTCTTCATCCTCCCCCTCCTGCTGCTTTTGTGTGGCACAGCTTTTGCTAAAGACCATGAGTATCGCGCCTGCACAGCGGATAAGCACCCCGCAACCCTCAAGATAGCTCTTGCAGACGACGTGAGCGTGAAGGCGGAAGAGAATGTGCACAAGGCGTTTACGGAAACGGCTAATGCATTGAGCGGTGAGGTGCTTGTCACGATTGATGGTTTTAGAGTGTTCGTTAGCAAGTTGAGTGATGAGGCGGCTGAATCCATCACGGGACTGTATGGCCCGCCAGTTGTGACGGACGCAGCGTGCAAGGAAGTTAAGGCAAGTTCGTTGGGAACTTGATGCGGGGCTGGTGTAGTTAGAAACATCATTGGCTTCCAACCAATAGTTGTGGGGGCAGTTCCCACGCTCCGCTCCAATCGCCAGCGTAGTATAATGGAATTATCCACCCTTTGTACGGCTGTGATGGGGGTTCGATTCCTCCCGTTGGCTCCAAAGCAGGCCGAGAGGCCAATTCAGAAGGAGACAAAATGCTAACTATTCGTGCTATTCATCCATCCGGCAGTGAGTCTATTTTTCAGGCGCGGCACATCATAGTAGAACCGAGTTCGCGGACGATGAGGAAGCGCATGGACTTCTATGATGAGCACTACAATGCCATCAACGTCGCTGGTCTTCCATACATAGAATACGGCATCATTTACGTGATGAACGAGAGCGCCAAGACCGTCGCCACCTACGAATTGAACGAACCGGACGAACGTCCTACATAAGCGCGCGTCTATCCTCTTTTGTGGGCTACTGATGTAACAGTAGCATACATCCCCTGCAAGGATGTTGTCCCGGTGCGAATCCGGGGTGGTCCACCAACTCCAAGAATGTAACCACTTCAAAGGTTACATCTTATTTTGTCCTTCTCCTTTACAGTATAAAGCATAAGTTATGAGCAAGTTAACAACCGCACAAAGAAACGCCCTCCCGCAAAGTACTTTTGCGGGTCCAGACAGGTCATACCCAATTAACGACGAAAATCATGCGCGCAACGCACTTGCGAGAGCGGCACAAAATGCGGGTCCTGAGTTACAGGCACGCATTCGTGCGAGAGTTCATGCGAAGTATCCAAGCATTAGTCAAGAGGCTACTTCGCGCGCTGTGCGAGGGCAATAATGTTGTTTGAGAAGCCGAAAAGAAACTTGCCTGCGGACGAGAGGAAGATTGCCTACAAGTTGAGTGACCCGAAGGCATCTCAACCTGCAAGCAGCCAGCTTGCAAGTCACATGAGAATGAGAAGGCAGTTTAGTGATAGTAGGAAAGAGGCCACAAATAGGGCCGTTAAAGGAGTATATTAATGAGCGCATGGGACAGCAAGAGTGCAGAGAAGAGTGGGAGTGGCAACTTCAACCCTCCTGACCCCGGAAACCTATGGACAGGAGAAACACCGCCTGCAACCTTCGATTGGAACAGTGATAATGCAGGGGATGTGAGTGAGCATGACTTCCCGAGTATGTCGAATAGCGACCCTTCAACGTCAAAGGCGGGAGGCCAATTCCCGAAGGGCGGCACAAACATTTCCTACACCAACATCTTTGAGGGTGGGGGAAGTGAGAAGCGGGGCGGAAGCGGTACGAATGTGAGTAAGTAAGATGCGAGTTGAGATGCTCCCCCATGACTACACAGCACTTAGTACGCAAGATGCGTAAATTCTTACTCACTGTGCGTAACTTCTTATTTACGTTCAATCCCATCCGCGTGTGGCGGGAGGAGAAACAACGTGATAGAGAAGTTGTCGTCCACATCGTGAGTGAGTTGTGCGACACGATTCGTGGGCAAAGTGATGTGATGCTGCATAATAGTCGCATCATTGAGACGTTTTTGAAGGGCTTCCAAACTACCGAATTGCCTGAGTCGCGGGTGATTCGTGCTGAGGACGAAATTCGTGAGGCCGCCCAACGTTATGGCATTACGAATAAACAGCTTGAAGAATTCGACCCCTTCACGCCAATCATGTAAAGGCATAAAGAGTGCGCGCATTGAACGGTAATAATAGTTTCTTAAGTAGCCCCGGTATGCTGGATGCCTCGCATAATATGCAGGCAGCTATGGAAAAGCCTCAAGCATCTTCGCCGCAGGTAGCTCCTCCTCAAGCTCCCGTCCAACTTCAACAGCAACAACCTATTGGGGGAGGTGGAAATGCTTTTCAGCCATTGTCCCATCATCCAATGTATGAACCGGGTAAACCTCCACAACCATCGTTGGGTCCCATGTCGGTAGGAATGCCACCCACGGTACAAAGTTTTGGGAATGTTGTTTCGCAGGCACCTAACATGACGACAGGAATGCCTGTGGACCCTTCTCGCACACAAAAGATAGCATTGAGTAGGGCATTGGGAGGGGTGTAAGATGGACCCAACCATCACACCGGATAGTAGTATAGGGCAGACTCAGGAAGTTGAGACACAGGTCTATACACCCACAGATGAGGAGCAGCAAAAGATATCTAACATCCGTGATAAGCGGATGAAATATCGCCGCTTCCGACTTCCTCACGAACAACAGTGGTTCGTGAACAACAGTATGCTTCGTGGACAGCAGTATGTTGAGTGGAGTGTGCGGGACCAAAAACTTACTGTGCCTCCTGCACCGCCGCACAGAATCCGCTTAGCGATAAATAGGATTCGTCCTAAGATTCAAGCCCGTCGTGCCAAGTTTACTAAGAACCGCACGAAGATTGAAGTGTATCCTGCAAGTATGGATTTGAAGTCGAAGATGGACGCACGCGCCAGCAAAAAAGCCCTCGACTACTTGTGGCGCAAAGAGCAGCTTGAGAAGAAAAAGCGACAGGCTTTGATGCACGCGGAAACAGGATGTAAAGGGTTTTGGTGGTTTTATTGGGACCCAAATATCCTCGGAAGGGTGCAGCAAGATGACCCACTCACCCAACAACCCATTGTGCAAGAGGCTATGGTGGGGGATGTGAGGGTGGAAGTAGGAAGCGCCTATGAGGTGCTTGTTGGGATTCCGGGTGCAGGCTCCCTTGCAGAGCAACCAGACTTGATTAGAGTCAAACTACGACCCATTGAAGAGGTGCGAGGCCGTTACCCCGACCATGCACAGTTCATAACGCCTGATTCAAGTCAAGACGACTTGTTCCGCTACGAGAGGCAAATCTCAACGTTGAACGCGAGTGGATTCGGAGGTTATGGACTCGTTGAGGTGCGCGACAGGGGTAATATGGGGAAGATGGATTCTTCCATCACAGGAAAGAATCTAGTGCTTGTGACGGAATACTTTGAGGCACCTACCCCACAATTCATGAAGGGGCGCTATTCGGTGCTCGTTGGTGATGTACTCGTTAAGGAGCAAGATGAATTGCCCTATGGTTTCCATGACCTTGCAAACCCATATCCATGTGTGGAATTCATTGACCAACCGTCTCCGAATCAGTTTTGGTCAACAACTCTCGTTGAACAGCTAATCCCGCTCCAACGCGAGTATAACTTGAGCCGTTCAAAACTTGCGGAGCACATTAGAATGTGCGTGCATCCTAAAATCATTGTTTGGAAGCAAAATAGGATGTCTAAGAGTGCGTGGAATAGTGAGGCAGGAGAGATTATTGAGTTAATTGCAGCGCCCGGAATCCCTCCCCCACAGGTGATTCAACCCGCTTCAATCGCACAAGATTTGTGGCAATCCATGAACCTAGTTCGTCAGGAGTTTGACGACATAAGTCAAATCTTTCCTAGTGCGGAAGGTAAGCCGGGAGGAGCCACAAGTGGATTTCAGACGAACTTGCTTCAGGAGGCAACCGACCTAGTTCACATGCCCGACCTTCAAAACCTCTACGCCACCCTCGAAGAGGCGTGCTACAAGATTAGAAGGTTGATGAAGCTTGGTTATGGGATGCCGAGAATTATTCAGGCCATTGGAAAGGCGAGCGCCCCAGACGTGCAGGAATTCGTAAACAGCCAGATTGACGAATTTGCAGAAATAGTCATTGAAGGAAGCAACGCACTGCCCGACAACAAAGCCGTCCGTATGCAAATGATTAAAGAAATGTTTGACAGCGGACTTCTCGGAAACATTCAGGACCCCGAAACAAGCCGCAAGGCGCTCTCTCTAATGGAACTAGGTGGTCCCGAGGAAGCCATCGACGACAGCAAGATTGATGAAAATCTTGCGAACGTAGAGAATGTGGAATTCGAAAACGGCCAGAAGGTGCCAAATCCTGAATTCTACCAAAACCACGCAGTCCACTACAAAATCCATACTAACCTTCTGAAGTCACCAGAGTCGCGCCAGTGGCCGGAAGAGCAGAAAACGGCGCTAATCGTCCACATTATTGGACATCTCGATATGTTTAACCCGACAGCAGCCGCAGAAGCCGCACAACAATATCAGTTGCCATTACCACCACACGCACAACAAATGGTTGAACAACAACAAATGATACAGACTCAACAACAAGGTCCGCAGCAACAACCATCTCAAGCGCAACCACCTATGATGAGCGGCCAATCTAGTGGCCAAGCAGGACCACAAAATGTACAACAATAACGACTTCGTAATGCTCTTTAATGAGCAAGTAGACGCAACCGGCGCGGCACTTTTAGAACAGACAGCGGGCGGTCAACAGCCTCTTCAGAAAGATGAGGGCCAGCAACTTCCTGCGTCCGCAGAACAATTTTATGAAGTGAAGGTGAATGGACAAACCCACAAGGTCCCACTTCCCGAGCTTCTAAGTGGCTATAGTCGCCAGCAGGATTACACCGCAAAGACTATGCAACTAGCGCAAGAGCGCCAGAGGTATGAGCAGGAAATTTCCACCTACCAACAGCAGTTAGAACAGGTACGCACTTTCTTAAGTGACCCACGAGTCGTAACTGCACTTCGCAATCTACAAGCAGGAATTGTAGACCCAAGCCAACCACCAACAGCAGAACAGTTGCAACAACTCATGGCGAGTCAAGGACAACAGCAGCAGGCTGCTTTGAGGGAGCAGATGGAAGCGATGGCACAGGAGATGGAAATTCGTTCTCTCGCGGCGCAATATGGAGGGGAAATCAACTCAACCATCAAACAATTGCTCGATAAGCACACAATTCTTCAGGATATTGATGGCATCGACCAACTGTTGAGGAATGATGTTTCGCAGAAACAGCCAGCCAATCTGGAAGAGGCAAAACGCCTGTTCGTGGAAGCTGCCGAATCTCGCGCAAACCGTCTAATGAGTCGCTTCCAGAATCAACAGAAAGACAACGCAGTGCAGCAGGCAAAACTGGTCAAGAACGGAATCGAGGCTGGTGGCATTGCACCTCAAACTCTTCAGCCTGAAAAGAAATTCAAGCTTGGAAGCAATGATTTGTTCCAAGCGGCTGTGAGTGATTTGATGCAGACTGCACTCAATAAATAGGGAATAAAATCATGGCATTCGATTTGAGTGCTGCTTCTAACATCCTGAAGACAAGGTATTTGGGACCGATTAGAGAGCAGCTTAACAACAGCACAATCCTTCTAAGTAGGATTGGCCGTGAGGACAATGCAATCAGCGTAAGTGGTAAGACATTTACTGTCCCATTGCACACTTCACGTAACACAAGCGCGGGCACTGGACGCATTGATGGTGGCACATTGCCTACTGCGGGACAGCAAGGCTACGATGTGGCCGTAATTCCGAACGTCTATCAATATGGTAGAATTCAGATTACTGGACCGACAGTAGCGGCTACTCGTGATAATGCAGGAGCCTTCGTAAAGGCTATCGACGCGGAAATTCAAGGTCTTGTAATGGATTTCAAGCGTAGTTTCAACCGCCAGCTACACGGGGATGGAATCGATTATCTCGCGCAAATGGCAGCGGCAGTCGCAGCAACAACTACAGGAGTCGTGGATGACACAAGGGGCAACAACTTTAACTACCTTCAGACAGGTGCACAGGTTGTTGACATCCTTGCAGGCAACACGACAACTGTGAGGGTAGCGGGCGTGACCGTGACTCCCGGCACTGCGTCAACATCTCCTGTCGGCCAGAACGTTACATTTGGTTCGTCAATCACAGTTTCCGACAACGACCCTCTCGTCGTTCCGGGCACTGCCGGATTGCAATTGATGGGAATCGCTGGAATCGTCGCAACAAGCGACCCCCCACTCCTAGCAGGTGGTCTTGAAGGGTTGCCGGTTGCATCTAAGACATTCTGGATTAGTCAAGTCGTGACTGGTGCGACAGCAGGCACAAACCAGTCTCTCACTCTAGAGAACATGCAGAAGCCTCTCGACCTAATCGCAACAAACAGCGATTATGATGAGAGTGGAGTCAAGTTCCTCCTATGCAGCTACGGAGTGCGTGCTAAGTATGTGAGTATCTTGATTGCTGACAAGCGTCACGTCAACACGATGGAGTTGGATGGCGGGTTCAGTGCGGTTGACTTTAACGGCAAACCACTCGTCCCTGACCCACAGTGCAAGAAGAACCGAATCTACTACTTGAGTCCTGACACTCTGAAGATTTTCAGAACCAGCGACTTCGATTGGTTGGATAAGGATGGAGCCGTTTTGAGTCGTGTGCCAAACACCGACGCATATGAGGCGACAATGTTCCATTACGGCAATCTTGGAACAATCGCAAGGAATGCGAACGGACTCCTAGACGACATCTCAGAGTAATAAATAGGTTAGGCAAGTAACCACATCTTTCGTTTCACGAAGCGCCATAACTTGCCCTCTTGTGGTGGCTTGTGAAATGAGGTAATTAAATGGCAGTACGTTTTCAACGACGCATTGACGGGACAGTTGGGACACTGACGGAGAATGAAAATGTCACTTTCGCAGTGATGGTAGCAGCGGCACAGTCCAATGGACCATTTTTCGTATCTGATGGAGACTTCGAAATTGTTTCTATTGGTGAGGTGCATTCGGTGGCAGGAGCAGGTTCTAGCACACTAGACATTAAGAAGTGCACTGGCACACAAGCGCCTGCTAGCGGAACAAGTGTGCTAACGAGCACTTTTGCTCTCGACTCAACTGCAAACACAACAGTTAGCAAAACCCTTGCGAGTGGAATCACAGCAACACAGGCGACACGCAGAATAGCGGCAGGCGACCGGCTAGCGGCTATTTGGGGTGGCACAGTCACCGCCTACATTGGGGTGGTTCAGGTGAATCTGAAGAGAATTCAGAGCGCAACTTCAAACTACTAATTCAGGAGCATAGAAAATGCCAGTAATGGATGTGCAGAGGAATAACCTTGCGGGTAATATTCCTCCTACAGATACAGCAAACGCAGCCTCGGTGGGAGTGAATGCTACAAGCAATATGCTTGAGCATAACACTCTCGTTGGAACTGCGTCAACAAAGTTGGTTCAGAATTCAACTCTCAACAGTCAGTTTTCGATTGCAGGAGTTGGAAATGCTGCCGACACAACAGACGACACACTCTTCACATATTCCCTTCCGGCCGCCTTCCTTGGTGTGAACGGGCAGGGCATTAAGGTTGAGGCTAGTGGAGTTTTTGCAGCAAACGGCAATAACAAGACTGTGAAGATTTTCTTCGGAGCCACAGCAGTGGCAACGACAGGAGTCGTAACTAACAACGCAACAGCATGGAAGGCGACGGCAGTCATTTACAGGACTGCTGCGGCAACACAGTTGGGAGATGGATGCATTTGGACCGCCCTTCTACCATTTACGACAAAGACCGCACCGGGAGAAACCCTATCTGGAGCAGTCACCGTGAAGGTAACGGGAGCAAGCGGAACAACAGGTGCAGCCAGCGATGTGCTTGGACACACCTTTAAGGTCGAAGCGTTCGGAATCTAAAACAACCAAATAGGGAACTTACCCAAATTAGGTGCGAACGTGCCCAAAGTGGGTACAGTTCCCTTTCTTTTTTAGACACAACAAAATGGAAGCACCAAAAACGTTCGTCAACGGCTTGAAGAGGGAATTCCCACATCTACGCATTAGATGGAGTGATAAGCGGGAAGCATGGCACATTGAACAACAAGTAGGAAGGGGATGCCTTCCCCCTCTGCGGATTGACCCTTTTGACGACAGTTTGATTCGCGCCCGTGATGGAATGTGGTTTGTATGTGAGGTGAGGGCAGGAACAACCATGCCATGCCCACAATGCAATCTGCCGTTAAAGGTTCCCGAATTACGCTTCAAAGAAGTGCGATGTGAGCACTGCATTCGTCGTGGGAGGGATGGGCGCATCCTCGCGGGATACTTTCCTCTTGGGGAGGCACTTCTTGAACACCTTAGACGCACCGACCCCCTTCGCGGAGCAATTGAACGTTTGTCACAGGAAGCAGACAAGCATAATCAGAGGTTGCTGGAGAGTCGTGCGAGGGAAGTGGCAAACACAATAGACGCAACAAGAGATGATTATCCGTTTATTAGCGGAATCAAACAGGTAGGATTTACTGGAAATACGAAAGTAATTCATAGAAGTAGGATGTAAATGGCATATAGAGCATTAAATGGATTGATTGGGTCCTTCGCATTTGAGCAGTTAACAGTCACGAATGCGGTTAAAACACTCACTTCTAGTGTCTACAACAAAGCCGATACTGGAAATTCTGGAAACCAAGTGACTAGAAAGATTGCAAAATTCGCATACATAAGTGTGGAAGGGGACCAAATTCGCTTCACCCTCGATGGCACAACGCCATCTACGACAGTTGGGCATAGAATGAATGTGGATGACACCTTGACGCTTGAGAGTGAAGATGACATTCGCAACTTCAAGGCATTCCGAATCACCACTGACGCTACAATTAACGTCACTTATGCGTAAAAATGGAGTAATTAGATGGTAACTTGGATTCAACGTGCGAGAAGCACACTAGTTTCTCCTTCTAGACTTCCCAACGGAGCCAAAATACAGGTTAGCGGCACTGGCATGGGACTTACTGGTGCTGACGGTGGGGAATATCTACGTGTCTTTAACGGAGATGTTCAAGTAAATAGCGCCATTCTTACAATGGCGAGTGGCGGCGTCTCGCGCGGGCGATTTCAAGCGACATCCGATGGAGCGTGGAATCTTCGCGCCTCATCAGGAGCCGCAGATACAGCATCCCTAGAAGTGAACAACATCACAACAGCAACTAATTGGATTGCCGGACAATCTGGCGGTGAAATGTATTTCGGCACATCGGGCCTAGATTCTCGTGTTCGCTCGAACATGGCGACTCCCGGCACTCTCGCCAACGGTGATTGGTGGGTAGACTCCGACACAGGGGCGATTACGGGAGCCTCGGGTGCGCTGAAGGCGCGACTTAATGGCGCGACTGTCTTCGTCGCGCCTGCTGTTCGTCGTGTGGGCCGTGCGACGGCGCAGACGGCAGCAGTAGCGTCTGTCGCTGCCTATACGGTGCCCGCTGCGGATGGCTCCTTCGAAGTGAGCGCAAACGTCCTAGTCACGACAGCAACGACCCACGCCTTCAACATTGAATGTGCATACACCGATGAAGGCAACACGGCGCGCGTCCTTACGATGACCTTCGGTCTTGTCGCTGGTGGTGTGACGACGACGAGCATTGCTAACGCGAATGGTGCGGTTCCGTATATGGGCGTCCCATTGCACATTCGCGCAAAAGCCTCAACAACAATTACGATTCGCACTCAAGCCGCTGGCACATATACAACCGTCACATACAACGTCGAAGGCATCATTAAGCAGACTGCATAATGGCAAAATTCTACACCTTCAAAAACCTCCAAGACGAGGTGCTACGCTACATGGATGAGGACACAAACACCTCATCCACTACCTTGACTCTCGTCAAAAATGCCATCAACCGTGCACACTTCCAACGTCTAACATCTTATGATTGGTACTTCATGCTGTGGCCGAAGGCTCTCACCTTCGACACAGTTTTGAATCAACAACAATATTCCCTCCATTCTGAATTTTACAAACCTCTCTACTTCTTCAATCAAACTGTCAAAGCTTATATGATTCAGGAGAATGGCAGAATGCTTGGGCCGAGTGGCGTGAGGTGGAACACCGACACAGGGAACGCTACCCGCTTTTCTTTGTGGGGGCAATCCGCTCTTCAAAACCAACTCCTAACCCCCTCACAGGTGGTAGTATTTAGCAGTAATGCGGGTGATACGGGAATAACTGTGAAGGTGGTTGGGCAGGATACAACCACACTATCATTAACTCATGATACTCTTACCTTGAGTGGAACAACTCATGTTGTTAGTACAAAAACCTTCGCCGACCCAATCCTCCACGTTACAATAAGTGCTCCGTTGACGGGAGTGTTTACGATGAAAGATGTCACTGAAACAAGGACACTGTTGACGTTGGATGTGGGACAATTTGGAGTTGCAACCGGGGAGCTTGGGAAAACATTCCCACAAATATATATATTGAGTATTCCTAACGTTGTAAACACAATAGAATATCGCTTCTATCGCCAACCATTCTTTCTCGTGGATGACGACGACATCCCTGACATCCCTCCTCCATTCACGCAAATCCTTGTGTGGGACACACTCTTAGATGTTGCCACCTACGACGCAAGCAGCGACCCTGATGACGTGGCGACTTGGAGAATGAATTCACAAAAGCTGGAAGAATCTATGTTGTTGTGGAATGATGAAATGGCTTCGTTAGAAAGCGAACCGAGATACATTCGTTACCTTGGTGAGGAACCAGACGCTCCACGCATCTACACGACCTAATAGGATTGTATTGTGCCACGAAAACTGTTGTATGACGAAATTCATGAGTGGGTGGGGGGAGTAGCGACGAATGCACGCCCTGACGACTTGAAGGCATTGAACGCCTTCCCGCGAGGGAAGAATTGTCAATTGTTGAATGTCGGCAGCAACAGTGCAGTCCCATCCACACGCCCCGGATGCACTCTCATGAATACCGCAAAGATGACGGGAGGGACTGCTATAACGTGGCAAGGGGATTATCGTCCAACAGGACCCGGAAGTAGTCGTCACCTCGTCATCAACGCAACCGGCAGATTACAGCAGATGAACGACACAAACGGAACTCTCACAGACTTCGACACCGGCACCCCAATCCCCTTCAGTACGAACGTCTATCCCGACAGTGTGCAGGCAAACGCCTTGATGTTCATCGTGAACGGAGTTGAGAACAAAAAGCTAACTATTATTGGTGGGAATGGGAAGGTGCAGGGGATGGGGATTGTGGCTCCCGCCCTGCCTGCTGTTGCTCTAGGCGGGGGAGGCACGCCAAACGGCACCTACGACTTCGGTGTCACATACTACAACAACCTGACGGGTCAAGAGAGTAGTTTGAGTCCTCTCAACACCATTGTGGCGGCAGGAAACGTCATAAACGTCACTCTCGTGGCAAGCGGAGACGCGCAAGTCACAACCATCCGCATCTACATCCGTAAGGGCACTTTGAGTGGAGGTATATTTCGTTGTGTGGTAGGAACGACTCCTGCGGTCAACGCAGACGGAGGCTTTTCAAATACAAATCAAACTGTCGTTGTGAATATTTCTGATGCACAAATCAACGCTCTGACGATTCTTGCGCCCACAGCGACCGAAAATAATCCTCCTCCTATCCTTGACCGCATTACATTCCATCAGGGCAGGTTGTTTGGAGTGCCACAAGCAAGTAATTCAACTCTCGTATTCAGCAAGACGACGAGTGAGGGTATGGAGTCATTTGACCCAACCTTCACAATCCCCGTTGGCAAAGATGATGGGGATAGGATTATGGCAATTGAAAGTGCCCACGAGCAGTTAGTCATATTGAAGAATCGCAGCATCTATATCTTGGTTGGCACTTTTCCTAATTGGGAATTGCGCATTATTACGAATCAATTCGGTTGCGTCTCGCATATGAGTATCATCACCGTTAACGATGTGACCTACTTTTGGACAAGTTTTGGTCCAGCATCTTATTCGCCCGGCAACTCACCCCTGCTGCTTGCCCAACCCAACAACGCAAACATTGTAAGTTCAGACAACATCAATTTCAATGTGTTGGATAAAATCGTTGTTGGCCTAGATGAAGTCGGTTTACGTTTGTTATGGAGCATTCCTGTCCTCGCTACAAACAGAAACAACATTTTGCTTCCCTATTCCCTCCGTTTAGGTGTATTTGAAAGTGATGGTTGGCAAATGCTTGATTTTTCAAGCCTAGAGAGGGTTTTTGACGCAACTGGACAACCAAAATTATATATGGGAGATTACATTGGGAAGATTTTTAGACTTGAAACGCAACTTGGAAAGCCTGATTTCCCAATCAACCAGAATTTGTTCACAGATGGAGCAGCGGGAGGGACGCTAGGGAATAGGAATCTAACTAGCGCAACCTCTACAACCCTCACAGACCTAATAGGCGGTGGTTTTTTCGACACAGGCGACCAACTTCAACAACAATACGTGTATGTGCGGGACGCTAACGGACAAAATTTGCAAAGGAAGAGGATTGGGTCAAACACAGCTACGACGTTGACGTTGGATGCGGGAGAAGCGTTTAATCCCGTTCCCGACTCCACTTGGACATACAACATTTCTTCCCCGAATTTTGAATTCGACTTCGGATGGAGTTCAATGGGCCTCGGGATGTGGAAGAAACGGTTCGAACAATTTTTCTTGGAGACGAGTGGAGTAAGTGGGAAGACTGCCGCAGTTGATATGTTTACGAATTTGAATCCTCACTTTGGAACAAACCCGGAACGGACAGCAACGTTTTCAATTGACACGACTACTCTTAAGCCAATTCGAACTTCCCTTCGAGTCGGCCTAGTGGGTAGGTCATATTTGATGCGCGTGCGGGTTGGTACAGCTAATTCACCTATTTCCATATTCAGAATGGCCCTCCGTGCGGAGCCGTTAACGGACAAGTCGTAAGATGCCCTTAACACAAAGCGAAGTCAAGCAAGTTGAAGGCATTCCGGCTGGATTAAGTCGTCTTCAAACCGACCATAAAAACTCCACCCCCGCATATGCGTATGAATATGTGAATGTGACATTTCCATCTGTCGCGCACCAAGAGTTGAGTATTGCGACCAAACTGCGCCCGAGCGACCCTGAAAATATAGAGTATGCGGTGGTTGGTTTTTACAGCAAACTAACTCCCTCCTACGCGCCCATCATATATAAGGATGTGAGCACTACTAAGCGTCCTTGGCAAGCAGGAGAGGTGATTCTCAAGTGCAGCGTGCCGAGTGTTAGTTGCATCCTGCTGCTGACTATCCCGCGAGACACAATTACGCTGCCTGTTGTGAGAAATAATTGGGGCATAAAACCGTTTTGCAGCGTCTTCAACAACGCCGCGCAAGCAATTGTAAGTGGTTCAATAGTGCAATTTTTGACATTTAACTCTGAAGATTACGACCCCTTCAACATGCATGACACAGTTGTGAATCCAACCCGCATAACAGTTCCACCTGACGGGGGAGGGCAATATCACGTTCATGGGAAAACCCGGTTTGAGGCAAGCGGAGCAGGCACACAATATGGATTGTTCATTTACTTGAACGGAGCCTTGTTGAAAGCTATGCTTACCGCTACGACAAACCCCGCCCTCGCGGACTATGCAATCTACTCTGACGCATTCAACATCGTGCCGGGAGACTATTTTGAGTTGGCCGCATATCAAGATTCAGGGGGCAATTTGAATGCAGGCACAGCAAATAGGTTCTCCGCTTCCGAATTCGTCGTACAACACATAGGATACTAAAATGAATGATGAGGAATGTTATTGATGTTAGAGCCGGGATTTCTTCTTACGTTGGGAGTTACGTTTGTTGGCGCAGTGGTGTGGGCAGTTCGTATCGAAGGTCGCGTCAATGCACAGGAAAAACTCACTGAAGAAAGGGAGAAGCATCTTGATGAGAGGCATGAGGAAATAACTGCCCGCCTTGTGAGGATTGAGAATAAGTTGGATGCGAACGGGAGAAGTCATGCGTAGTATATGGATGATTTGGTATGCAATCATTTTACATTGGGTTTGGGGGATAATGCTGCTCTCATCCAATTCCCCTCTCAACATCACCGCCATCCACGCGATGACGCAAATGCATATGTCGAGTGCTCCGGTTGTAGGCATATTATATCTGCTGTCTGCTCTTCTCGCCGTCGTCGCTCTCGCCGCTCCGCGAATTGTAGGAGCAATCCTATTGATTCCTCAACAACTCCTTCTAACCGTGAGTGCGATTGGGGCGCTGATGGCAATGTTTAGTGGGTCGTTTGCTGATGGTGTAATACGTCCTATTCCCTTTTTGGTTGCCGACCAAGCTCCTGCGGTTGTTGCCGCTGTTTGTCACTTCCTAAGCGTCTATGCAAACTATTTAACTGCGGAAAAATAATGAGTGAGATAGACGATATCGTTAGTCGGGAAGGTGGGTTAGTGAACAACCCTGCCGACAAGGGAGGCATTACAAAGTATGGCATCACAAAGGGCACCCTTTCGTGGTTTAGGAATGTGCCCGTCACAGATGACGACATCATCAATTTGTCCCTTCGTGAAGCGCAGGACATCTATGAGGCACGTTATGTGAAGGGTCCGGGGTTTGACAAACTTCCCAATTCCGTGCTACAATCTAATATGATTGATTTTGGGGTTATGAGTGGCCCACAACTAGCCATCCAAAACCTTCAAAACATCCTTCATATTGAAGCGGATGGCATCATTGGCCCGAAAACAATCCAAGCAGTTGAAGCATCTAATCTAGTCGCCTTGAATGCAGCTATCGTCAAGAGCCGCATTCTCATGTGTGCACGCATTTGCAAGAGGGACCCGAGTCAGTTGGTGTTCTTAGTTGGATGGTTAAATCGTATCTTTTCGTTTTTAGGAGTAAATTAAATGAGCATTTTCAGTAAGATTGGAAACTTTTTCAAGAATCTATTGTCTCAGGCATTCAACGCTGCGAAGGAAAGCGGGCTGACGAACGAATTATTGCAATCCGCCCTTGCGCTAGTAAGAGTTGCGGCTACAAGATTCACTGACAATAGTCAGAAGAGAGAATATGTAGTTCAGGCGCTCGTATCGAAGGGTGTGCCAGAAAGTATTGCACGTCTCGCAGTTGAGCTTGCATATCGGTTGTTTAAGAAAGAAATTGAGAAATTGCCGACAGGAGCGTAAATGGCTGCATTCGATAAATTTGGTCAACCCTCTGACGAGCAGAATGTTGGTGTGCCGAGGGTGAGGGCACCAAGAGCGGCATCCCCGGAACGTGAGGGGGGACCACAAGGAGGGGACCCCTTCCAACCTCCTGACAACCAAGGCGGACCACAAAATGAGGGCGGCGGCGTAAGGAATGTTGGTGGAGGGGGTTATCGTCCTCCCGAAACAACCCCTCCAACTTTTCCACCGCTCGACCCGGCATTTAGGCGACAACTGAATCAACCTCCAATGGAGGGGGCTGACTTGAGTGGAGATGTTATCAAACACACATCTCCGGGCGACCCAAGGGAATTCATTCGCAACTGGCAGCAAACCCACCCTGCAAGTGAAGGGATTGGTCCGCTTGCAGACGCACTCAAATCAGGCGGCTATGATGTTGGACGTTATATGTATGGAAATACGCCGTCCAACAACGAACTAAGCTTAAATGGAAGTAAGTTCAAGGTCCTCGGTGCGGAGGACTCACCCAATACAGCTTTTTGGTATCAGGGAGGCAACGACTCAGCCCCACAAACACAATTTGGTGGTGGATTCCAATTCAATTCTAATTTGTATGGACCCGCGCAATTACCTTTCAACCTTCCAACCACAGACTTCGCTACATATAAGCCGGGAACACTCACAAGATACCAGCCGAGGGACTTCTCACAGTTGGAGGGCACACAAAATGCGGCCCTACAGAAGGCACTTCAATCCGGTAGTCTAAGTCCCGAAGTCATCGCACAGATGCAAGGTCAACTCCATGACCAAGCTCTTACGATGCAAAAAGGGCAACAGCAGAATATTCATCAACTTGCAGCGAACCAAAATATGCTTGGTTCCGGTGGGGAGATGGCAAACATTCAGAACATAGGGAATCAGACGCAGCAAAACCTGTTGGGTGGTTATAGAGACATTGACGTAGCAGCGGCTAGAACTAATTACCAAGATATCTTGAATGCTCTTGGGATGAGTGAAAATGTGATGAGTGGGCAATTGGGGCGCGGGCTAGAACAGTATAGGACTGGGTTTGGGACTGAAATGGCGCAGGAGGGGTTGAATCAAGCAGGCGTGCAATCACAAAATGCTGCGACCCAATTCGCACTCCAACGTGCACTTGAGAGCGCCAACCTCGGATTCAACTACAATCAACTTGGTCAGAATCAGAATCAATTCCTCAACAACCTCGGATTCAATTACGCAAACTTGAACGCAAACCAAAGCAACACACAAATGAATGCATTACTCCGCGCGCTAGGAATGTAATATGGCAGGAAATCCTTTCGACCCACAGAACAATCCATTCGCACCACGAATGTCGTCCCCCTATAACCCGAATGGAGCAGCCTCTTCTAGGGATTTGGGACAATTGACTCCTCGTCCATCCCCATATGAGACTCAAAATCCATTCAATTACGGACTTGGAATCAACCCACAGATACAGGATTTAAGCAATTCCTCAAAGGGACAGCTTTATGGTAATGCCATTGGCGCAGGACTTACGGGGTTAGGGCAATACCTTCAAGGCCAAGGACAAACACAACTCCTCCAGAATCAACAGGGGCTTCAGGGGAGTGCAAACGTTGCGGGCAATCAACAAAGTCAAGAGGGTTTAGCACAACAAGGTGCGCAGGCAGTTTTGAACGCCAACCCTCCCGGCAGCGACATTATTCCGTATGCGAAAATGGCCCTCGCGCGAGCACTTGCAAATGGTGTGGCGGGCAACTCAAACGAAATGGGACAAATCACTCCCCCTTCAGAAGTAGCCCCCTACATGGGAAGGCCGTCAGCAGGAGGAGGCATCGACTTGAGTGGCATCAAAGCGGCTGCGAATCAATTCTACAGTCCAAACGCCATCATCGAAGCACAGAAGACACAACAAGCGCGCAACATCAACGTTGACCCTTGGACACAACCATTCGACATGAACAAATTGTATGAAGGTCAACCGGAGGAACAGCGCACAAATGCCTTGAATGCCATGAAGGACCTTTACAGCAGTAATATGCCAGCGGCACAACAAAGGCGGGCGCAGTATGAGAATACTGCAAACGCGGCCCTTCAAATGGCCCTAAAACAAAGTCAGAAAGGTAATTCGGGAAGCAAGTGGGGAGCAGTCCTTGCAGCGATTGGAACAGCCGCACCATACATTGCGATGGCGGCAAGCAGCAAACAGATAAAGGAGAACATCACTCCACTCAAACCGATGACACAGAAGTTGAAGTCTCTGCCGTTGTATGAGTGGAACTACAAGGGTGATTCGGTGCGCCACATTGGTCCTATGGCAGAGGACTTTCAACGTATCTTCGGAGTTGGGGATGGGAAGACCCTTGCACTCGTTGATGTGATGGGAGTACTGTTGGCAGTTGAGAAGGAAGGTCTTGAATAATGGCGTTTGGTCCAGCAGCAGGCGTCGGCCTCGGGCAGGCATTCAGCAGCATTGTCCCAAATATGCAGGCGCAGCAGAAGTTTCAGCTTGAGAAGCAGAAGCAGGCGCTTGAGATGGCACTTCTGCAACAAGAGATAGAACTTCGTGGTTCTGCGGAGAAGCGTGCGGCTGAGAAGTGGGGAATTGAGATGCCTGAATTGAAGCAGAAGCCGCTTCAAGAGGCATTTGATGTGATGACGAAGCTGAACCCTGATTGGGCCAATGTCCCACAGGGAGTAGCCCTTGCGAAACAACTTAACATTCCTACTCCGCAGGCAATCGACATTCAAACCCCTCGTGCGAAGATAGCGGAGATGCAAGGACAAAAAGGGCTTCCGCAAGGTCTTGAGGGGGCAGCTACAAAGCCATTTTCTATGCCTTCGACGGAGCAGATGGCGCAGGCGGCAGGAGTATATCCGCAAACAGGCATCCCAATCAACCCCGACCGTCAATTGAAGCTTGCTACTGAGCAAGCAGGACTCACAACAGCGAACATTAGAAACAGGCTGTTGAGTGAGCCGGGATTCCTGCAAAAGTTCCTCAGCCAAATCTCACAACCACCCACACAAGGAGCGCCTACGGGTGGTTCACCTTCTGCTGTGCCTTTGCCTCCTCTTGCACAACGTCAGGAAGGGGCAACTTATCAAACCCCAAATGGTCCGGCTGTGTGGAAGAAAGGGCCAAGCGGACAATTCAATTTAGTAGCAACAGGTGCAGCAAGTCCGTTGTCGATGAACAAAATCCCATCTCCAACTCCTGCACAGTCTGGTAATTTGAGCGACCCAAACGTATTGCAACGTTTTGGGGGCGCAACAGCCATTGACATGATTGGCCAGTTGCTTGGCGGGGGTGTAAAGGCGAGTGATGTGATGCCGCCACCCGGCAGTGCTCCACAAGACAAATATGAACAGGCAAAATCAAGCACAATTGGGCAGATGGAAGCGCGGGGCGTGACTCCCGGTCAGATGCAACAACGCGCTGCTGAGCAGGGTGCCCTTGCGAAGGCAGGCTACGATAAGGCCATCATTGCGATGGAGCAATTGTATCCGGGCATTGAGCAGGAATACAACAAGCAGGAAGCGATGATTGGGAAGCCGGAAGCAATTCCCTCAACCCTTCAACAAATCATGGGGAAAGGGTTGAAGTATTCGGGAGCGGCGGACATGGCGAAGGCTGTTAAGGACCGTGCGGTGTATTCAACTCTCGGCTCTCCATATCACGTCATCCCACAAGCAAGCTCTTTCGCCAACCTTGAGGGAATGGCAGCCATCATGCCGGGGGTTCGAGGCTACCAATACCTTCTTGGGAAGTTTAACGAGCATCAGCCAAATTGGGGACAAGGACAATCTCCACTCAACACATATAGCAGACTTCGCACCCTACGGGACACGATTTTGCCTGAAGCCATCAAGATGGCTTCACAACCAATGGTTGAGCCGTATGTGCTTCCTCAACAACTTCAACAACCACAATAATGAAGATAGCACTCAAACAGAACAATAAATACCTCTGCGCGGAAGGTGGGGGGAATGATGCGGGAGTAGTGAACATCAATAGGGATGCTATTGGTCCATGGGAGACGTTGACGGTGTGGCAACTCGGAGATGGGTTCGTTGCACTCGAAACCATGAATAGACGTTTCATATCCCGCATGCCGCAAGGAGAGCTTCTTTGCAATCGTTGTAGGAGAAGTGATTCACAAACAAATCGGATGGACTTGCGCACTGTAGCAGACGATGTTATATCTCTTCCTCATGATGCGTGGGAGTCGTTTGCGTGGAGCGACTTGCAGGCGCGGTTCACAATCGTCACACTCGACAGCGGACTACAGTTGAGGATTGAAGGGAGACACTTCTATGATGGAAGTGGACAAGTTGTTCTTGTAGGCACCGACCAAATGCGTTCGTATGAGAGATTCCGCAATGGAGAGGATTTAACCCCATTATTGAGAGAGTCGCTCGAAATCGGTTTCAACGTGTGGAGAGTGTTTTTGATGGCCGAATGGACGGTGCATCCGCAAGACGACGACCTTTCGCAGTTGGGTCCGTTCGTGGACTTCCTAAATGAGAGAGGCTTCATCCCGCAAGTGGAGGTGTTTGCGGATTGTCAAACACTCCTTCCAAACGTGAACGACAGAATTGTAAGATGGAACCGTGTAAACGAAATCCTACGCGGAAAAGTAGTGCTTGTGTCTTGCGGGAATGAGTGGGACAAGAATGGCTTCAATCCCGGCGAGTTTGCTGACCCACAAAACGGCATCCTATGGTCGAGAGGCAGTGCAACAGGGGATAAGGCTTGTTTCCTGCCTGAAGGTCGATTCAATCTATTTCATCCTCGTAGAGATATGCCGAAGATGATGGACGACTCGGTTGCATCTTCAACATATCTCTACAACTCCTACGGGCTGAGGGGGCCACTCATAATGGATGAGGGAATCGGCTTCGCGTCCTATTCGCAGGATGGAAGACGTTCTAACGACCCACAACTCGCACGACGACTTGCAGGACATTATGCGTTTGAGTGGGACGGTGCGTACTTCCATAATGAGAGTGGAATGAGTAGCATCACGATGGACGATAGGACGCGGCAGTGTGCACAGGAGTGGGCAAACATCATATATAAGGTAACTGGTCAGAGGAAGCCGTAAGATGCCTCAAAGCAAAGTAGATATCATTCTAAACGACAATGGAGTGCCCGACTACAAGAAGAGTGTGTCTGAAGCAGCAATTCAATTCGGCATTGACCCACAAATCGCGCTAAAGATGTTGCATCTTGAGAGCAATGCAAATCCCGACGCAGTGAGTCCAAAGGGCGCAACCGGCTTGATGCAATTGATGCCCGCAACCGCGAGACAATATGGCCTTGACCCAAGCGACCCGGCGCAGAACATTGAAGCAGGCATGAGGCACCTCCAATACCTTCGTGGACTGTATAAAGGAGACATGCGAAAGACCCTCGCAGCCTACAATGCGGGAGAAGGTGCCGTCCAAAGCGGCAGACTGCCTCTCGAAACTATGAAGTATGTAAATAGTATTTTAGGCCCACAGACGGCAGAGATGGGAACAAGCAACGAACCCATCGAAGGTCCTGCTATGAGCGCACAGGAATTAGCCTCTAACGTAGCGGGGAGCGTGAAAAACCTTCCACAAAATACAAAAGGATTCGCTTCACAACTTGTAGGTGCTGCAAAGAACCCCGAGAATTGGCCTACAATGGGAGGCATAGCAGGCAGCACACTCATGAGCCGCTTCACGGGCGGATTGCCAATCGGGACAGCCATCAACGCGCTTATCGGAGCGGCGGGCCTAGGAGGATTGACGGGAGACATTGCAAAACAAGCAGTTAACAAGAAAGAGATTGACCCTCTCGAAATGTTGCGGGAGGCCGGTTTGCAGGGGTTGTGGGAGGCAGGAGGACAAACTGCCGGTCAGATGTTTAAGCGCCCCGGAGCAGCAATCTACAGTGCAGGCGCAGGACTCAACTCCCTAACTAAGACGAAAGACATCAAACAGAGTCTTCAGCAAGGGTTGGAGGGAGGAAGAGGCTCTCTCCCCGTCTTCACTGCCAGCGGCCAGAGGCGTGTGGCGGATAGGAATCTTTCAGCACGCGATAAGATGTATGCAGATGCGCAGGCGCAAGGCAAAGGGGGCATCCTGCCGAGTGAAATCGCTCGAAAGGGTAGCCCACAGATTCTTCAAGAAGCACAAGAAGGTGCTCCACACCCGCAGGCTGAAAGTGGCTCCATCCAAGACTTCATCCGACAATTCATTGAAGAACATTCTAACGTAACTCCAGCAGGCACAGTGCAACAACAAGTTGGCCCTAACATAGTTGGAAACAATGGACTCCCCATTACGCAGGGTGTGCAGACACCAAGAATTGTCGTTGAGAACCCTCTCACAATCCAAGAAGCAAGCGATTTGAAGACAGGGACGCAAACGAGGGCAAATCGCGCCTTCCGCGCGGAGCAGGCGGGCCAAGTGCCTGCCGTGAATGCAAGGGGTGTTGAGGCAGTCGCGCGGGGTGCGCAGCGCGCGCTCGAAGATAGAATTCCCGGTCTTGCGGACTTGAATAGGAAGATTCAGGGGGACGTGGGACTCCAGCGTGGTATCAATCCAACGAATATGAGTCCAGAGCAGTGGCAACAACTTGGAATTAGCCCTGAGATTGCCGCGCAAATCATGTCAAATCGTCAGTCCGCACCCTTCAGGAATGCCATCGGCAATCAGTTGATGAAAGCCGCTCCCGCAGGTGCAGCCCTATACGCCACGCACAGTCCATATCTTGCCGCAGGCATTTACGGATTGACGAGGTTGTTGACTACCCCTCTTGGGGAGCGCATCATGGGCGGAAGTCTATATACGATGGGGCGACCGCTGGCAGGCGCAGGCCGCGCACTTAACGCCACTCTCAACATTGAGGACCCTGAAACAAAGAAGAAAGCATTGCTTCAAGCGTTAGGAATACAATAATGAAGTTGTTAGCAATCTTTTTAGTCGCTGCTTTGAGCGCGTCCAACCCCATTATCCTAAGTGTGCATCCGCAAGTTGCAATCGTCAAAAGTGACATCGACATTCAAGTACGCATATTCCCTCTCAAAGACAATAGATTGTTGACGATTAAGATGGTTGGAGGGGATATTGACAATGCGAGTGAGAAGCAGTTGGATGGTGAGAATGCCCCTATTTTGTGGAAATCATACTACAAGGATGTTTTAAGTGGGCATTATGAAGTGAGTGCATGGATTACACAATCCAATGGAAAGATAATTAAAGCACCTAACGTGGTTGTGGAGATTAGAGGGAATGCCACAGGACAATAAAAAGGATGCACTTTCTCGGGCGCTGGCTGGACAAACAATCCCCATCAACACCCCCGCAAGCAGTTTCGTAGAGGGCTACGTCCCTTCCGACAACAATGTTTCTCCCTATGCGCAGGAAGACCCAATGCTTGCACTTCGACAAGCTACTCGAATGACCCCTGATAAGGAGCGTGAGAAGTGGAATGCCTTCTCCGAGACGCCTCTCGGCAAGGTGGGCGCGTTTGTGAGTGGGGGTGCGACCGACCCGAACGCCGAATTGGGACCGGCTGATTTGGTGAGTCAATTGCTTGGCCCTGTTGCACACGCGCTCCCATTAGGCGCTGTCGCAGGCGTCCCACCCGAACTGATTAAGATGGTGAAGCAGAGAGGAGCGGATTTGATTGAGCGCCTTCAGAATGAGGGGGTCCAAATGATGCATTCACGCAATACGCCCACTGGCATCCCGAATCAACCCCTCAAGCCTATGGTTATGGAAGCTCTGCGCTTCGCGCAACAAAAATACCCACGCCTCTTTGGTCATATCAATGATATCACATCAACTCATTTTATGGAAGAGGAACAACAACGACAATTGGGACGTATGTTGTTTGGTGCCTCTGAACCTATGTCACAAGATTTCCCAACGAAATTCTCTAACGTTCAATTAAATCCAAGACTGGCGAATATACCGACTATAGGCCACGAATTGCAACACACTGCCGACCGCATTGCACGACCAAACTTCGATGAGCTATATCAGTTTACTCAAGACCTGCCGGGGGGATACGACGCAAATAGCAGTGAATTCCTTGCACGAGCGCAAGGGGAGAAATTCAAACAGAAGTTTCAAAAATATCTTGAACAAAAAGATGCGGAGCGCATAGCAATACAATCTGCACTCGAACAGAACCAACCCGTTATACCTGAGCTACTGGCAGAACGCAATCAACGACCTTCCGCAAAGAGCAAGAAAATCACCATAAAATAGCCTCTCTTGTGCTATACTAAGGGGAGAGGCAAAACAATATGAAATGCTTAGAAGTTCGCATTCCGCAGGACTGTGCCTACATCATTCCAATCGGGGATGTGCATTGGGGCGACCCACACTTTAAACCAAAGGGTTTGAAGAAGTTGAAAGGCTATGTAGATTGGGTATTGGAACACCCTAACAGCAGAATATTCCTTCTTGGCGACCTAGGCACAGCGGCAACCCGCAATAGTAAGGATAGTCCTTTTGGATTCAACGTGAGGGAGTTTAAGGAGTTGAAAGACTTCCTCAATCCCGTTAGGAAGCAAATCATAGGCGCGATAGATGGAAATCATGAACAACGTATCCTCGACCATACCGGCCACTCCCCAACCGAATCCCTCTGCGACTCCCTCTCCATCCCTTATTGTGAGTGGAGCGCCGTCGTCAATTTTAAAGTGGGTAGTCGCCCACAATCTGCGGGATTTTGGGAAAACTACGACATCTATTTTCATCACACTACAGGCGGTTCGTCTCTCCCAAGTGCCCTCACACGCATTATAAAGCTTCAGGACATTGTAGAGGGGTGTGATGTGTATTGTGGGGGGCACAATCATCAACTCGTCATGGGGGTCAAAACCACCTTCAAGAGGGTCGGGAGGGGGATTGAGAATCGTAAAGTGCATTTTGTGTCCTGCGGTTCATACCTCTACTACGAAGACTCCTACGCGGAGATGAAACAGTTTGCACCCACAAAATTAGGCAGTCCACGCATACGTCTGAGTGGCGTGAGGGGGAAGCACGATGTCCATATCTCAATATAACGAAATTTTGCAATTCTTAGGTATGCAAACCAACCAACTTGGAGGGCTGCAACAGCAGAATCAATTGGGACAACAGAATGTTTATGGTCAACCTAGGACCTATGGAGAGCTTCAACGGAATTCAGAGTCCTTTTGGGCATCACAAAAACTAGGCCCAACTCCTTTGGAACAAAAGGGTAAGGAAATCTGTGAAGCCTTTCCACCCAACCTTGTTGGAGATATTCAGGTGACTCCTTTCGAATACAAAGCTATTAAGGCATTCCTAAAAAGTTCAGCACGACAATTTCAATTTGATTATAATCCGGCCACGGGAACTTTTAGCGAATCCTCTCTATCGTGGAAGAATAGTAAGATTATAGAGGTTGTAAAGGAATGAGTGGAATATTCCCGCCCAACAAGAAGAAGGTCATCGTGGCGGTCGAATGGGATGACGCGCATGGAAATGCGCATGACCAAGTTCTTGAAGACATCTCACACAAGCCTCTCACCTATACGAGCGTAGGCATTCTGTTGTTGAGTGATGAAGTAGGAGTGTCGTTGTGTATGGATTTGTGCGAGGATGGGAATGTAAGGACGACTTGTTTCGTGCCGAGGAAGATGATACAAAAAGAGTGGATAGTTGGGCCACTTCACAAATCTAAGAAGCGCCCTAATGCAATTCAGTCAAATAACGTAGAACCATCGCCCCAAGTTGAATAGCCTCATTCTTTGCATAGTCATATCTATCGTCCTTTATTTCGTCCCAAAACTCATCATACTCCTCTTCAATTACAGAATGTGCTTCACGATGATTTTGAAAGTCGCCCTTATGCTTTGTCTTTGCTCTATCAACTTCTTGAACTAGTAATTCGATTGCCTCATTCATTTTCATTGCACCAACTCCACTTTAATACCCCTCTTTGCAGCCTCTCTCATACAATCAAGAGTGCCCTTCGAAGTCCACAAACTCTTATGGAAACCAATCACCAATCGTGGTTTGTATTCGTCTAACATCTTCCTATTGCGAATAGGTCCTGCACTCCTGCCGTGCTTGTCCCACTCCGCAGGCACAGGCACAACCTTCATTCCTAACTCTATCCCTATCCTTCCAGCCATCCTATCGGCTCCCCTACAATCCCCTTCCACAAGAACAATCTCTTCCTCATAAGTAGATACATCAATCTGTCTTAAGCGTGTCCACATCTTTTCTGCGTCTGTCCACTCCCTATCTCCACACACAAGAATAGTCATTTCTTCTCCTCCTTCTCGTGTGGGCAATCATCCTGCATGTCTTCAGGACGAATCCATTCATGGCATTGAGTACATTTTATGCAAGTAGGCAACCACTCGCCATCCTCACTAACATGCCCAACTAAACAGCGTTCCCCGCCGTCTTTATGTGGCATATATCACCTTAGCAAACCACACCCACCAACAATCTTCACACGCTACTCTCGGTTTTAACTTCCCTCTATACTTAGGATGACGTTTACAGAACACTTTTATAGTCATTGTGAAGTCCTCTTAGCAGTGTACTCTAGATATTCGGCTAACCTTCGCAGGGTAGCTGGATTATCTTTTGCATGGCCTAATGCACAATTACAATTGCAACAAATCCAGCCTCTAAATTGTTTAGTTTTATGATTATGGTCATAAACTAACTGCATATTTCTAAAGCATGTAGGGCATTTACCGTATCGTGGAGCACTACTGTCATTTGACTCTCTACAGCGTTTTCTACCATTACGTATAGTCATTTCCTTACGAATGCTTCTTGTTTTCAAATACCAACTTCTTTTTCTGACCGCTATTTCATCAGCGTTTTCTCTATGATATTTATGGTTACGCCGCCTACAAAGTTTCCTGTGAGAAGCATTCCATGCCTTTGCATTCTCTCTTCCGCATTCTAGACAGCGGTTTCTATACCTTGGCGATTTCGAGTGTTTTGGACAAATCTTGTGGTCTTTTACCCGCAGCTCCACGCTCTTGGAGTAGTTCATACAAATAGCCAGAAGCATTGAAAATAATTGCACATAAAATTATCTCTAATTGTGTAGAAGCCATTCCTCTAACTCCCTGCCAAAATTCTATTGTATGTCGTATAAGGCTTTTAGCATAAGCGGATTTGGGAATTCCCTTGGCCCAATTGTCTCCATCACGAATAGTGCCATCTTTTTGGTAACGATTAGAGTGCATAAATTCTGCATATCTTTTTAGAACAGCGGGAGATATAAATGCTTCATAATCATATTTGCCGTCGTCAACATCTCGTGTTGCACCTGTAGAGAATGTCCGTACAGTAGGCGCATTCTTTTTTTCCATCTCCTCCCTCTCAAGCTGTTTGAAGTAGTCCGTCACCCCCGGCTTGTGCTTCAAGATGTTCCCCGCCTTACTCATCCTCGCATGTTCCTCACACAAGTTGCCTCTCACATTGTTCACGGCAAACTCCCTACAGTCCTCAACCGTGCAATACCATTTTGTGCTACCCTCTAGCACCTTCATAAAGTTCATAGTCCCTCCCCACTGAACATCTCAGCAATCGTCTTAACACGCTTAAAACCAATCTCTTGCAACTCAAGACGGTTGTAAGGAGCATCCAACAAGTATGTATGCGTTGTGGGCGACTGTCCTACAACGTCTGCGCAATTCTCCCACTTATCATCTATATACAGTTGTAGGTTGAGCGCGTGTGCAAGCATTCCCTTCTTATCACTAATGATTACCGTTGGAGAGTCAATTCCATGCAACTGTAGCCAATACTCTGTTTGCCACTTAGCACCAATTCCCTTCGGACGGTTCGTTATGAAGTAAATGTCATTCTCACTATAGTTGTAGAGTGTCACTGTGTCGTCAAAGTTTGGTTGAATCGGTTTGAGAAGCCTCCAAAAGTCATTGCTCTTGTCGATTTCATTCCACACACTTTCACATTCCTCATTCGTGTATCCGAAGTGTTGTGGGTAGTTCCAACAAGGTGGGCGACTACACAAATTCCCATAATGTCCCGGCCTATCCCACCACTCAGGCGGGAACAAATTCCTTTGCGTCACCTTTATGACCATTGGGACGAAGGAGTCGTTGAAAGATGCAAGCACTCCATCCACATCGAAGCCTATTCGCATTAGATGCTCCCTTCAGCATGACTCCTAATGTGGGCAGGAATGCCTTCTCCAACCACATCTAAGTGATATTTGCCCTTAGCCCTCCCATTGGATGCCTTCTTCACACGAAGATGCTTTATGACATCCTCTAGAATGAGGAATGTGCCTCCCTGTGGAACGAAGAACCCCTCTGGCGGATATGAACTCATCATCTTGTAACGAATGTCTTCTTCCGCAGTGAAACGGTAAATCATTTAATATCTCCTCAAATCGACTTTTATATATGGTTCTGGCGTGATTTTTCCAAATTCTACTTCCCACTGCATTTGTCCTTCTTTAGGGGAATGTTCGTCGTTGTAGTGTCTCCACTCAAAATTGTCAACGAACCTAACCATAGTTTCCTCATAACAAATGCCGCAGAAATGCCACTCTTTCTCACATATCTTACATACTACTGTGCCTCGCATAAAAGGAAGCCATGAATCAATTTTTCGCACCTGAAATATCATACCTTCACCACTCTGATTGTTTCCATTTCTTCCCAATTATGTCCCACCTTAATCTCACACCCAACCCGCAGGCCACCCATCTCGGGAATTGGGCGAGTCAGGTGCTTCTCAAGCAAATCAGCGGCATTTTCAACATCTATTGGATTGTCGGGGACACACAAGCAATAAGAGTCATGAACTAAGTAGTTGCCGGGGAGAATCCACATAAACTTCGACTTCCTAATATCATTCGCAATGTTCTTCGCATTCATCCTCATGAACATCGCCGCACTCCCCTGCGGCAACATAGCGATGCACGCTTTCCCATCTTCTCCCAACTTAATCTTCGGACTACCATCCTCCTTGAGGATGACGTTTCCCTGCCTGTCACGCACATACGAGAAGACATCGTAGAAGTATCGCCTGTATCCTCCGAACGGCAATTGTAAGTATGTCGTCTCATGTGCTTGCACCCTCGTCTTGTGATGCCACTCTTTTAATTTTGGCACAAACTCATAGAAGGCGTCAATCTCTTTCTCCGCAACCCTAACGGATGGAAATGCCTTTCTATACTGCATATGCATGAGTCTCGGACCCATCCCATAACTAACGCCGTGGACCGTCCGCTTCTTCCTATCACGCAGGATGTGCTCATCACTTCCATTCACTTTAGAGGCATCCTTAAAGGCTTTCCTATTTGCAGCAGTATTCTCTTTATGCAATGACTTGAGTGCAAATGCGTCATGAATCCCCTCATGACTCATCCGAATGTATTCGTCGTCTCCCATGAAATGCCCCGTCATCACGGCCTCAATTGCGGATGAGTCTGCTTCCACGAAGACGTAGCCTGCGGGTGGGATTATCATCCTCCTGATGTCTGAAGCGTAAGGGTGCTCTCCCCGATGCGGAATATTTTGTATATTAACTCCCCTGTCACTCCCTCTTTGGATACCTTTTGAAGATAATCTCCCGGTGGCAGGAGAATAAGAGTATTGGGTCCGCACGACTCCGCTCTCGTCTGGCCGTAGACCTTTAACATATGTTGATAGTGACTTCCCAACTGTCCTGATGTCTGTAACCAATTTGTAAATTGGGAACTCATCTCCATATTGCTCAATCAACACCTCCAAATGATTATCATCTACAGTCTCAGATTTCGTCTTAGGGTGCTTCCCAACGGGATGCCCCACATGCTTACAATATGCAATAAGTTGGTCACTGGAGTTTGGGTTCCAGTCCATTACGACATCAAACTCACAAACCCTCCCATTTTGTACAACTATCTCAGCCTTATAACACTCATTTAGCGGGATGCCATTCTTCCCGCCCTTCCGACTCGTATGGCCACCTTTTGTGACTCCCGATGCGCCACAGCGCGTGCAGACCTTCTCACTCCCCTCCACAAACACAGGGATTATTTGTCGTTTGTTGTCCCACACCTTCGGATAGCGTTTATAGTGCTTCAGAGGACGCAACTCTTGCGGAATTAGTGGTTGAACTTCCCGCAGTAAGCGATTCTCTTCCTTCCTCAACTTCTTGTAAAGAATTCGCCGCGCCCTCCTGTCGATGTGAATGCCGTTGTTGCCTGCTTCCTGAAGGATGGGGTCAAGCTCAACTAGGTATTCAAAGAACCCCTCATACTGCCCCTTCATCCGCAACCCACGCTCTATACCTATCCAATTTTGTAGTGCGGCATCCGCATCCATGCAATTGTAGAGGGCGGGGTTTTCTTTCGACAAATGTTTCCAAGGAGGTTGGTTGAAGTAGTAAGAACCTACGCTTTCTAGTCCCCTCGGCAAATCTGGTTGGAGGTAGTGAAAGGCCCACATCCCATCAATCCACTCACCCCCCAACTTCCAGTTTGTAGCCGCACGAATTGTGGGCATGTCGAAGTGGTAGCCGTTCCATACTATCTTTTGAATGGGTTTATCATCAGGAGTATCCCTATGCCTCTCTATGAAAGCCTTATGCACTGATTCATATTCAGGAGTATTCGGAATACTCATTGCATAATTGGGTCTGAAGCAATATCCTGTCCTAATAATCTGTGTGTCGAGAGTGTCAAGACCTTCTTCATCCCGCGTAGTGAGTTTATAGGGCGTTTCTATGTCGATTGAGAGGGGTGGGCAACCAGCATTTACCCACTCAAGATAAAATGCCCCCGCACGAGAGACGGGAGGGTCCTCAAGATAAATAGGAGTTGGCCTTGAATAACCTCTTTCAGCTATCTCAAGAGCTAATTTGAAGTCTCTTATGACCGCAGGCGTCAGATGGGAGGTGCTTTTTTGTCCGCGTCTTGGGAGTAGGTAGGATGGGTGAAAGGTGGGTATGACCCAAGTGTCAAAAGGGCCACGAAGCGGGTATCCTCTGAAACGAGTAATCCCGCTACGTCCTGTAAGTCGTTCAAGAGGTGTGTTCCCAAGAGCGATAATAACCTTGGGTCGTAATGATTTGATAGTGTCGTCCAGATTTGGCCTGCAATGCTCGATGGCCTCACGTTCATAAGGGGTGCCCCGCAATTCGTTGTTAGGTGGTCTACAAGAGATGACATTGTGGACGGCAAAGTCATCTCTATTGAGTCCTGCTAGTCGCAGGAGGTGGTCGAGGAGTTTGCCTGCCGCACCTACGAAAGGCTTCCCTTCCTTCGCCTCAAACTCACCGGGGGCTTCTCCAACGATGAGCACCCCTCGTAGCATCTTGCCGTCCATTGGGACGAAGTTCTTGTGGGAGTCGTAGAGGGGACACCCTACGCAAGTTTGTGGGAGGAGCATTCCTAATTATAGCATGTTTTTTGGCCCTGAAGATGCGAGCATCTTCATTCCTCGCTTTTCAGGCGAGTGCTACTCTATTTCAGCTACTTCAGGATTTTGTCCGAATCTTTTGGACGATTGGACACACAGGAGGGATTTGCACCCTCATACACGGTTTTGCAGACCGTTAGATGAACTCTTCTCCTACTGTGTGGCAGGGCGAGTAGGAATTGCACCTACACCGCGAGTTTTGGAGACAAGAATGCTGCTGTTAAACACCATCGCCCTATTAGTCGTTTGTGGTCTAACCCCCTCGTGCTGCCCGAGGCTCTAGGCGCTCATCCGGCGCGTCCGCTTATAAGGCGGCTTAGGACACTGGCCCACCGGGTTAGGAAAGCGTTCTTCGACCACTCAAATACTCAATACAAATCCACGCAAACCAACAATTCTCACACAAAGATTGTGGCTTTTTAATGGCTTTGTATTTCGGATGTTTTCTACATAATGGTGTCATTGTCATATCTAGTTGGGTTGGCCGAGGAGAGTTGCACTCCCTAGTCATCGCCTTCACAGGGCGCGCGCTCACTGGTTTGCGTTCGGCCAAACTCTTTAGACGCTACGTCAAATTGTTGTGTGGCGCACCTAACGAGAGTCGAACTCGTTCTACTACCGTGACAGGGTAGCGTGCGAACCGTCACACTCTAAGTGCGCAAAACCAAATACAACCACAAGAGGAACACTAACGCGCCAAGCATGTAGGCAAAAGCTGTGCCCCAATCAAACATCTTAATGCTTTGTCATCTCCTCAGGATGTTTTTCGTAGTAGAGAAGGTCCATCCACAATTCGTTCTCATTCACGCCCATCACTTCAAACACGCCGAATACTTCGAAGACTTGCATCCCTTTTTTGAGGGGGACCATTACGAAGGTTCCCTCCTGCGGGATGGGCATTCCCTTCTGAAGCTTCCTACGAATTACCATATTACACTAGGAAAATTGCTGTCGTCAAACAAGCGGCTGCAAGCCATTGACATTGCACACGCCATCCGGTCGGAACAGCAGCCAACACGAATAACACGACTGCTGCTACGTATAATGCAAATTTCAATCCCATCTCATTACCTCAATCTTTAGTGTTGTTGGAACCCCGCACAGGAATTAAACCCGTCTCATCTTCGGTCGTAGCGAAAACGCCTCATTCAGAGGGCGGGGCAAAATTGGCGACCCTACATGGATTCGAACCACAACAGTCGGAGGGTCAGAGCCTCCCGCACTTGCCATTTATGCTATAGGGCCACTCAAAAGCGTTTCATGCACCCAAATACTACTAAAGTGCTCCTTATCACCCTTCCTACGTCCTTTGTAGGAGTTGTTGAATCGCTTATACTTCTGCTTTCTGTCAACTAAGAACGTTTCATTCCTATACTGTCCATTATATTGACCGCCAAGGCACAAAAGTAATTGCTCTTTATGACGCAACTTGAGGGTGCCATTGCAGAAGCAAGGCTTAATTGCACCTCCATTGCAGTAGTAACATGGGCGCTCAATGGTAATGTATTGTTTTTTGGTTGAAGGGGAAGGAGTCGCACCTTCGACAACTCGATTATCAGTCGAGGATTCTACTGTTGAATTACCCTTCAACAATTTACGTTTCATTTCATAAACTCAATAGAAGTAATCTCAAGCCAAAACCTTCTAGAACCACTCAAAAACTCTTCCAGTTGCTTTTTGGCGAGTTTATCTTCATACCACTTTGGTGCAGGCGGAAAGAATTGAACTTCCATTAGCAGGGTGTAGACCTGCTGCATAACCATTTTGCTACGCCTGCACATTCTCGACTTGAACACCCTGCGGCTCAATATCTCCACGAAGTATTTCTACTGCACCATAGGTGAAGGACGCCTTCGTGACGTTGTGCCCCGCACGTTTGAGCGCACCTACGAATGCCTGAGCCATCCTGTTGGCGTCCTGCGGATTGTCCTTGTTGTGGTGTGCGCCAATCCCCTCAATTGATATATTCCAATTGCCCATAAAATGCCTTTCACTGTTTGTTTGGTACTCCTGACAGGAGTTGCACCTGCATAAACGGGATTAGGAATCCCGCGCCTGTTCTATTCAGTCCACAGGAGCACAAATCCATTTATCGTCCTTCCTAATCTCAATCTTCAGCTTAGAGGGATGCATCTCTTCCTCTACACGCTGTTCGATACTCTTGCCTGTTTGCAACTCTCCTGCCACAACTATAACCCACGCACGAAACGCCTTACTTTGTCCCATCCTACGGAATGCAAGACGCTTATTATGAAGTTGAGAACGTGTGTCTGAGGCAGTGCCTACTGCGCCGCTCGGCACATGAGAGATACGCACGCCTGTGTTGGAAGTGTCCTTCCCACTTCCGCCGTGTCCGCCAACCGTAAATGTCTCAACCTTGCAGTCTTTTAGGGTGACACTGAACAACTTCTTTTTTGTCATATCTTGTGGTCGTTTGGTGGGGCAACCGAGACTCGCACTCGGAATCTTTCGATTGAGAGTCGAATGTATTAGCTGCTTCTACTATTGCCCCAAAAACATGAATAAAACGATTGTGAAGAAATCCAAAATAGCGACCGTTGAATCAAACATGATTATATACTCCTTCTGGTTGTTTGGTGGCGGGAATGGGAGTCGAACCCACTATCTCAGAGCTTATGAGGCTCGAATGGTTTTCCGTTCCACTCTCCCGCAGTAAAAGCGCCCTCCTACCTCGGGCCACCGAGGATGGTATTCTCCATGCCGCGCTCGCATGGATTTGTGGGCGATGGTGCATCAGACAGGAATTGAACCTGTGCATCTCCTGATTAAGAGTCAGGTGCATTAGCCTAGCTTTGCTACTGATGCAAATTTTGTTGGTCCTCTCGCCTAGATTCGAACTAGGAAACTCGGTTTCTAAGACCGATGCTATGCCATTTCGCTACGAGAGGACAAATTTTTTGTGCCGACTGTATGTTGCTTCAATTCGTTACCATTGAAGCTCCTATCAACCCTACAGCTAGGTGGTAGCTTAACTTTGGCTCTGCCGACCCACAGGAGTCAAACCTTGCGGGGGCGTCTAGGCCGCAGTAACGATTTTGCTACACTTTTGGACCGGCACGAAGCTCTAGCGATTGGAATCGAACCAATAACATAGCGGTTAACAGCCGCTCACGGCCACCAATGGTCGTCCCGCTAGAATGTTCATCCATTATGACACAATTTGAGGGTATTTGTCAACTACCTGCTGAATTTGTGCCACATTCCATCCTTATCGTGGAACTCAATACTCTTAATCCCACAGGCAGAGATGATTGCTAAACATACCATGCAGGGGGCGCTAATGACCTTCCCACGGCCCTTTCTCACCCCCGCAATGGTAATCGTCGCCCCCTTCAGCCGTCGCCTGTTGGCGCGGCTAATAGCATGGGCCTCCGCATGAAGGCCATCGCCATTACCCGAGGAATTCCACCCCCAAGAAAATATCCCGTGTTTGTCGGAAATGACTGCGGTCATTTGCACATTACATAGACTGCGAGGAAGCAAGTCCTGTGCCAACTGCCTAGGGTTTGCCGGAATTAGCATTATTTTGCACCAATTTTGCAAACTCTTCGGGAGTCAGCACGTTGGCTTGTGTTGACGTATTGTTGTCCCCAAGATTGCTCCACGCTTCCTTGCCAAGAGCCTCATTCCGCATCACATTCGTGTAGCCTTCGGTCGTGCCTGTTGAACGTAACTGTGCGACCAAATTTGATGTTGAGCTTGTGGCTGAGGCTGTCCCTCCCGCCGTGGCCGCATACGAAATGGATGTGGTCATTGGAATTCCCATCGTCGCTGCCTCCGTAACGGCATCCATGTTCGCTCCCAAAAAGATGAAAGTCCATTGGAAGAGGTTCTGCATATTCTCAATTGACTCCTTCACGTCCGCACGCTTGAACTCTTTTGAGGCATTCTCAAGACCATCAGTCATAACCACAATGATTACCTTGTCGGAAGGAGCATCAACCTGCCGCTGCCTCACGTTTGCAATCGTCTTACCGAGAGCATCCAAATACGCCGTCATCCCCCTCGGCAAATATGAAGTGCCATCCAACAACTTCGCATCCTTCAAATCGGTAGCGTCCTGCGGTTCATATTGGTCGTCGAATTGAATGAGTTGGAAAGTCGCTCCCTCCTCCACCTTCTGTTGGTCTTCGATGAACTTGTTCACACTCTCAATCGTCGCACTTTTGACGGATTGCATCGAGCCACTTCTGTCTAACAAGAATGTTATATCGGTCATTTATTGACATCCATCTTTCATTAGCGGGTAATATGACTTACTCACAACTGCAACAGACGATGAAACTCCATCGACACTCCTCGTGGTCACAATATATGCGCACACACCTTTCAAGCTGAAAACGCGCGTAATTCTGTGCCGACGATTGGAGTCCATCGCTCAATCGTCCAACTCTTCACACTCTCCTGCTGCTTCTCCTGCCCACTTACAACCGCACTAAACAATAGGATGGAGAGGATTCCTGCGATTATGAGGGAAATGAATTGCCTCACAGTTTCATCCCTTTCCGCACATCATTCAAGTCCACTTCCACAATATTCAATTTCTCTACCCCTTCTATACAAGCGTTCATGAATGCCTGCAACTCACCTACATTGTCAACATCATCTATTGACTCTTTCCCTGCCTCTGCAAGGAACTTCAACAATGGAACCACTTCAACCTTCGTCAACGTTCTAGTAATCATCATTATCCCCCTCTTTTTCCTCCACCTTTCCTGCCCTTTTCAAATCTGCAAACTGTTTTGGGTTTTTGAAACCGATTGGATTGCCCTTCAAATCGCTCGCAAACCTCCACGCAATCAGTCTCATCTCAAACAAACTTGGATGATTTGCATCGTCGTAACGGTCGCACTCAATCACCTTAAATGTAATGCGTTTGTCCAGTGCGTGACAATGAACGATGTCATGCTCATAACGCTCGCCTTTCAGTCGCTGACTGTTCCTACAACTCTCACATAAAGAGACTTTGTCGAATTGCGGGGTGCCATTAATCACACGCCTAACGCCCACAATTATTCTCCTAGGAGTTTGAACCATATATTAAAGGGCAATAGGTTGACGAGTTTGCCACGTTTCTGTGAAGTATAAATTCACAACCTATTGCCCCGTTTCCACACAACTTCCAAGCAAATCGAAGCATGATTTTGAGTTGAACTTAAAGTCGCTGCTCTACCACTGAGCTAACTCGGCAAACTCAGGTTCATTAACGGAGAACCTGTTAGCCGGGAGGGTAGCGAATATTGCTGTCCGCTGCGTCCGCCAAGCTGTTTAACGTCTCAACAGCTAACGCTCGAATGTGGAGCCGGGTGCAGGATTTGAACCCGCGCGCACGATTTAATCTAAAATCATCCCAAATTTGCTGCCCTTGTGTGTTAAGCCTTCGGCAAAAACCTAAGCCTCATCAGCAGGTAACGACTCCTACTGTCTGAGCTTGAGTCTGAGCCTCAGCCTATTGCCGACTCTTTAGAACCTTCCTGCGGTCCATTAGAAGTTTGCCAAGGTGGTTTTCACCCTTCCCTTTGCAGACTCCCCAAAAAGTGTCTCCCCACCAATTTCCCTCAGCAAGTTCCTCATCTCCGGTCGAAAGAAGTTGCTCTGCAAGCTCTGTGCCCTCTGCGAACTTCAAATCAAGCAATTCCTTCATCACTCCAATCTTGATATTGTCCCAATCCTCGCGCTTCTGAACGGTATCGCCAAGTCTCTTCGCTTCGCTTGCATAAGGCTTCGCACGAATGACCCTTTTAACCTTCTCGTCAGTTGTTTTAGCAGCTTGATAGGCATGTTCAACAGAACGATACACAATACCGTCAACAACAATTTTAGTTGGATAAAAATTGGAGAGGAACGCATGTTCACCCTTGAATGAGTCTATCACGCATCGCACTCCAATGACCGTTCATTTGGGACACTTCGTAGGCAGCCAACCCAACATAGATGATGACTGCGCTCACATTTTTCCTGCTATGTAGGCATGTGCCGAGGTTGTAGAGTCCACACGCTACGGCAAAGCCGAATAGCCCAAGATGCACACCCAACTTGAAGGACTCTTCCTTATTTTCCAAAGACGTATGTGAGAAGCGCATCACCCACCCTTTGCACATCCTTTACTTCTGTTTCGTTTGCCTTCGCGCGGGCCTTCTTCACCGCACGACGAAGGACTTCAACACGCTCAAGCATGTCTGCCTTTGCGACTGGATGAATCAACCCGCTCCATTCTTGAGTCACCAAGCGTCCGCTTGGAACATCCTCACTCACCAATTGTGTTTGTGCAGGATGCTCAGGGGTTGCGGGATACAACACGATGGGCCGCACAATCTTCTTCGTCCTCTGACGAGTGTCGTCCCGCGCCACATATACATCATTTCCCTTGTTTGGGTCCTGCTTGAAACCCTTCGCGGGGTCAAGAGTCGGAATAGATGTGACCAACTCATGAATTTCATTCACCCTCTTTTCAAGCTCAAGCAAAGCGGTTGCAGGAACCCCACTTAGCAGAGTGGTTCCATCTTCTAACGTGATATCTGCCCTTGCCTTCGTGTTGCCCTCTGCAACCTGATAACTCACGTCTAAGGCATTCCCAATGATGCCTCGAATCCACTTCAACTCTTGCGGCACAGTGGTGTTTAGGTCAAGCTGCTCCTCCGTCTCACTTGGCTTACCTTCCTCAATCGGATGGAACGTGACCACCTTCGCGCCAAACAAGTGACGTTTTCCATGAAAGGTTGCTTTCAACTCATTCCGCACTTTCTCCGCTTGACCCTTCAAATTCCCCTCCACAGCCAATAATTCGTGTAACTTACTCATCACTCAACTCCTTGATTAAGGTTGCTCCCCGCACCAGTTTGTATTGCAAATCCACACAACTCACATTGTAGACGGGGATGTCACCCAAGTGGTATTTGCCATATGCCTCATGAATGTGACCACAAACCACAATCTTCGGCCTCACTCGCACAATCGTGTCCATTAACGACTTACTACCTACATGCTCTCCATCATGCGTCTTGTCCCCATGCCCGAAGGGGGGACCGTGCGTGACAAGGATGTCGATGCCCGTTGGGATTTTCTCGTAAACGGCCCGCAATTCGTCATCTGTTTTCATGAACGCCCATACGCCGAATTTGACGCTCCAAGGAGTTGCATAAACGGTGCCAGCAGGAGTATCGACAATGCCGTCTACAATGATGTTGGAGTTGTTGAATTCCTCTCCACAGAAGTCATGATTGCCATAAGTAGCTACAATTTGCTTCGTGGGAACTGTTTCCCACCACGTTTTGAATCTCCTGTTGAGCCAGTCGTTTTGCCCCTGTGGGTCGGGCCAGCCGCTCCCACAATGGTCGGGGCACAAGTCGCCTGCGATGAGAAGTAGGTCACACTCTTCTACTTGTGGGAGGTAGCCGTGTAGGTCGCTAATTGCAAGGACTTTCATTTTTCTTTGAACCATTTCTTTGGTGCTGCATCTCCACCGCACTTAAAACAAGCAATAGGCCAATATGTGCCCTTCGGAGCCTTATATTTGTGTCCACAAGACTTACACTGCACACGCACTAAAGTTAAGATTGGAGTATTCATATTTTTGTTTTGTGGTTGGAGAGGTGGGATTCGAACCCACGATTCGTTGTTTCCAAAACAACGTGGTTTGCCGCTGCCGTTACTCTCCAACAAGCTCACGGGTTAACTTGACTTTTCTAACCTCATCCAGCCCATATATCCCAACAACACTGCCATCATCCACATTGTCAATATTGTCCGATGCCAGCAGCCATGAAGCATTTTTGTCGTTTTTGTCATATTCACGAACGATGTAAATAATCTTTGGAAGAGCATGTTTCATATTAAATCCCTGAATTGCGTAGAATGTTCAACAACTCTTCTATCTCAGGATTCTTTTTGAGAATCTCCTGAGCACGCTTCATACTGTTGAGCATCGCCTCACTCTGCTCAATGTTGTATTGCAATCTTTCTGCCACAGTCAAAGGAGGACGCTTCAGGTTTGCAATTCCTTCGCAAACAGCTTGCGGATTCGTGCCATATTCGAATAGGTCGTGCATAATTGTCTCCCAAAAGAATGCAGGGGCAAGTCGCCCCTGCCGTTTTAGTCCCTGCTAGGATAGAAGTTCGTGAGCTTCACTCTCGCTTCCACCTTATTACCACTGAGCGGATTGATGACGCTGCCCTTCCCCTCAAACTGCTTCCCACGAATTGTGACTTGCTTCCCAATCTCCTTCGCCTTCGCACTACGATAGTCGTTCATCGGAATGCCTGCAAGTTCACGAAGGTGTTTGTTGAAGTCCGCATCGAAGCCTTCATGGTCCGCCTTCGCATGGAACACTAGTCGTTCGTCAACAACCTTGTTCAGGAAGTTCCTCACATCTGGGAGGGTCATGTTGTCGGTTGGGAACGTCCTATCTACGCTGCGGATAAAGTCCGCCAACCCACTTGCCTTCTCTTCCTGTCCAGTCGTCGCATTCTTGCGGGTAAACGGTGTGGCATACACACGCTGAAATGAAATGCGCCTACCCGCTAGCGGGCCTTCTGCCACTTCAATTTGCTTCAAAAGCACCGCAGGAGGCTTCCCTTCTGTCTTTGACGGCTCGAACGCATAATCCAACAACCGCAGTGTGTAACTCCCTATCGGTAAGAGTGGTGCCGTGTTGTCGATGTAGTCGTCTGGACTCGCCACATTTATGTCTACATTCAGTTCTAGTTCGCTCAAATCACTCATTTTCTTTTTCTCCTATTGCTTCAAATTGTTCCAACACCTTCGTCTCCAACGAAATCGAATCCCATCCATTTGCACGCAAGTCGTTTCTCTTCCGCAGTGTGATAATGTCACTTCCTAAAACAATCTTATCACACCTTTCTATCCGAAATCCACTCCCAACTTGCTTGTAAACGACTATCACTATTTCCTCCCCTGCAACAACATCCTCTTCTTCCCCTTCGCATTCTCAAGGATAGCGTAGAACTTGAGGGGATTGGGTGGAGTCATGTATTCCGGCATCTCATCAGCAAACTCCATTGGCATTCTGTTGTTGGCGTAATACTTAATTGAGGTTTGTGCGTCCGGGTCACAATGCCTACGGGTGTAGGCACGTCTCTCAACCACCAAAATCTCTACCTCTTTCTGCGTGAAGGCATCCTTCTTCTTTTTCTTCGTCGTCACCTGATGTAAGTGGATGGTGTTGCCAAAATAAGCACCAATCTTAGTCGTAAGGGCTTGTCCACAAACGTCAGGGCCAAATTCAAACACCCCTTTTTGGTATTCACTGTCCTCTGCTTTCCGCTCGTGCGCCGTCCACTGAACGAATGGGACCTGAAGACCTCGTGTCCTCTCAATAAGGTCAACAATTCGTCGTTGGACAAATCCAAAGTGACTAGGAGGGTTTCCGCCGAATTTGAGTCCTTCTTCGCTGACGACGTATGGTGTATCTTGACCGATTTTTTCCCCTTTCGCTGCACGATATGAAAGTCCTCCCGGCTTGTCGCCCATCATATAATCACTTCCTACACTCAACCCCTCATACACAAACATCCCATACGGGGATAAGTCTTTCGTTTGGATGAGCTTGGATTGGGGGTTGCTAATGTCTTCCGGCCAATATGCTTCACAACACAATTGCAGGGTGCTGAAGGGATTGTCACGGTTGTTGAATTGAAACACTTCAACCGCCCCCTCTTCAATGAGTCCGCTGTTCGCAATCGTCTCTCCTCCCCCATCTCCCAAGTAGACGCGAGTCCTTAGCCCTCTTGTTGTGTAGAAGTGTTCAGCTAGTTGTAAATACCAAGTAGTCTTACCTGCTTGACTCTTACCATACGTCAGTTCTAGACGATTCGCCAAGTGCTAACCTCGCAAAATCACCCGCGAACCACCCCAATACAAAACCAATGCCGCTTATAAGCCAAAGCGGTAGCGGAAGTGATACGAGAATGGCCCCTAGGCAGTAGTAACAAACCATCATCCACGCGACTCGCGTCTCAATTGTCATAAGTTGCCCTCAAACGTCTCTCAATTAACGTCCTTCTAAATGCCATCAAACGATTTACATCAACCTCAAACTGCGTCCTACTGTCGTAGGACCCAAGCAACTCTCCCTTCGTCCTTCCACCATTCCGCGTCTGTGTCCCGTCCCACACGATGTCGTAGTCAATCCCATTGATTGTCTTAACGAAGAAGAGAAGCATCTTTCTTCACCAACTTGATTGCCTTATTAAGGAGAGCAAATACCTGTCGTTTGGTCCTACCACCTGTGTCGTTCCAGTGAATAATACGTCCTTCGGGGACAAGCTTTTGAAGGCATCCGAAAGTGGCATGACTAACACGCCCTTCCCTAATGCTCTCCTCCAACGCCCCTACCAAGCAGTGCTCACCAGCGAGATTCTCATATATCCCCTGCGTCCACCCCTTCGTCTTGAGCAACTTCTTCGTTCTTTCCAGTCCCTTCACTACATTCTGTTGCATCTTTGTCATTAAACTGCTCCTTTAACAAAAGCTCCTTATAATATTCTGGCAACCCTCTCACACATCCGCGCATGACATGCCCCTTCGCGTAGTTCCATAAGGCGTCTTTGATATTCTCTTCCTCTTCTTTTAGAATATCAGCTTGAGTCTCTTTAATCAACATACTAATGTCACGCGGGCTATTTTCCAAACGTCCTGCCTCTCGAAGGTGCTGCACGCTCTTTGCCCACCTTGCAGGAGTCGCAAGACCCTCAATCAATTTGTCGATGATGTCCTTTTTATTTGGATTTGCTTCCTTCCACACCCCCGCATGAGTCTCTTTGAATTGCTCACTTACGAACTTGCCCATGAGCGTCTTGTGGTCGAGGCCATACAAGTATTGTGGACCAAGTTGCTTCACCACAATACCTTCTATTTTTTGCCCACCCAACACACTTACGGTGTTCAGTAATTCTCTAATCTTCTCATAATTGACTAATGGTTGTGCACGGCCCCCCATATATAGGCACGGCACATACTCTAGTCCAATTCTCATAGCCTCTGCTGCCATGTCCTGAGGACTCAGCCATTCCTCCTCATTTGTGCTCACATCAAACAATATGATGTGCCCCTTCGGAATGCGGTCGTAGACGAGTGTGTTGTGATGTGGTTTAGCAAGATATTCACCCCGATACGTCCACTCGGGATGCAAAAGATGAAACCTCTCCTTCACACTTTCAGCCGCCTTCGAGAACATCTTTTCGGGTGCGTCAACGTTCATGACACAACCTTTTGACCTAATCCTCAACTCATAAACTGGCTTTCCGTCTTGTTTGTCTCCTGAATCGAAGACACCGAAGGAAAATTGCGAGCCGTCAATCTTCTCCTCAATATAATGTGGGACGGTGAGAAGGTCCTTCACTGCCCTATGGCCTAGGTTGAAGATGGTCGGATATGTGTGCCAACTGCTCATTATTGTGGACACTCCCGCACCACAAGAATTGACGTGCCAAACGAATCAAGAAAATGACGATTCTCTACAACCGTCTCAAGAATGTGACCCGCACTCAATTGTAGGCCAATGGGCCAACCGCCCACACCTACGTCAGATGCAATAGCCGGTCCCATCCCGGCAGACCACGACAATCCTACAGTCGTCCCCGGACTTGGTTTCAATGGATTCGGACTGAAGGCATAAACGTCTCCTATTGGCAAACGTGCCCGTAGGATGACAGTCCTATTCCCACTGCCTGCTGAAGAGGCATAATAGAGGGTTCCGAGAGAGAAGATTTCCCACGATACGCCACTTGGCACAGCTTGAACTATCAGTCCTTGGTCGGGAGGGCCGAGAGTGATGTGGCGCATGGTACAGCCTGCTTGCGCGCGGACAGGCTCCACAGTAACAATGAACGTAACAATGAACAAAAAGACAATAGAACCACTAAGGACCTTCAAAAATTGTCGCATCTTCCTACTCCTTTACCTCAATTATTGGGCACACCTTGCGTTTGAACCCGCTAGCAGCCTCTACAAGAGGACTACTACCACTACCCCTTATGCGTGTGAACAACCACAAACTTCCCACAACAACGGCAGGCACACCACCTACAAATAGTAATAACACAACAGCCACCATGAGATGTTCCCAAATTGTTATCAACGACACGAACACTATTGTAGCAACGAGAGCACAAGCTACGATATTTCCGATGGTTCTCCAAAACAACGCACACAACGTTGTATGTTCGACACACTTTTTAGTGTAGTCGTCATTAAACAAATATGCAATTCTAAACAACCAACTCCTATTACTTATCTGCATTCAATTTCTCCTCTTCAATTGGATGCATCTCTCCCGGCAGGCGTCCCGCATAATGAACGTCGTCAGGTTCCGCACTCACATATAACACAAATTGCATCCCACTAGAAGTTGTGATTTGCTTTGCAATCGTCCTCGCACTACCCTCACGCTCCAACTTCATTAGAAGGGTTTGTAGGTTGCGCTTCGACAAAACAATAACCGGGTCCCCATTCTTTCCTGCATCCAACCTCATAATCGTGCCCTCTGTCTAACGACATCAAGTGACTCATCAATCAACAACTGTCCATTCTTATAAACCGGGTGCAACACATCCTGCATTCCCGCGTATGCGTCTCCAATCTCAGAATGCAACTCCATCACAGGAAGCGTCATATACCCATGCTGCGCATGGTTGATGAGCGCGAGTCGTCCGCGCTTTGACCACTTGTTTGGGTCTGTGATAGGGTCCTTCCACACATCCCGCTCTTTCCCGTCCACAATGACTGAGGAGCACTTGAAGGCAAACTTACAGGTGTCACGATTGACCTTTTGAAGTAGCCCGCCCCCCATACCGAATGCAATGTTGTCCGCACTCCAATAATGGAAGGCCATCACTTTCAGAATCTCTCTAATCATCTGTGGGTCACAGCCGTCTCCCTGAATAATGCGCACATGCGGGTCAAGGACTTTGTAACCCTTTTTGTTGTAAGTTACTCCAAAACGCTTCTCAAGGATTTCAAGCAACTTCAAGGTGACGTGGGGCGGATAACCTGAGTCGGGGCGAATCACTACACATCCATCCCTCTCCATAACTTTGTCATGTAATTCGACTCCCCACTTAATGTCGGCAGCGTCGAAGATATTGTAGGAGTCGCTAACAACCGCCACAAGACCCTTCGGATACTGTTCGAGCATATTACGGAAGGCGTCAATCTCATGTTTCTTCCCCCACGATGTAATTGTAGAATGTTCCGCTGCCGGGATACTGAAACCACCCATCTTGCAATTGTAGTAATCCCGCGCGAAGGTGATGGAAGAGAGTGTGTCGGTGCCCCTGAAGTTGACAAGATGCGCAACCCCTCCGATGCCTGCACTCTCATGTGATGTGCTCCCACGGTAGCCGAAATCGTGCAATTTGAATTCACTTGGGTCATTCCCTGTCAAATCCAAATAATGTTGAATCACCTTCTTCACCTCCCGACTGAGGGTGGCGACTGTCGTGGGATACCACACCTGACTCAAAATGGTTTCGACATAGTTGGTAAGCCACGGCAATTCCGAATCCGTGTTCTCAACAGTCATCAACACATTTCCAGTCGGCACACTCAATCCCTCTGGCACTGCCTTAATGAAAAGCGGCAACCTTCCCTCATGATGTTTGATGATTCGCGTCCATCCATCCACGTTCACGAAGTCCGTGCCGAAATGGTCCTTCGCAATCTGCTGCGCTTGGTGCACATGGCCTTCATCCACGGGAGTCAGCAAATGCTTTTTGATGATGTATTGGAGGCCAAAGAAGGTTGTCTCTTTGTAGTCGCCCCCTCTACTCTCAAAGTAGCTATAAACATTCGTCGTGAGGGGCGGATATTGCTTGTAATGGCTAACTTTGTAGGAGTCTGTTTTGAGGATGGGGTTATCTGAACTTAACATCTTTTCCTCCTAATGCAAGATTCACGCCATAGATAGTGCCTGCGCGAAATTCCAAAGTGTATGAAGGGTCCTTCAAAATCGTTTGCCGCACCTTCGTCGCACTCACTTCAATACCTCCCGCAACTTCTTCCCGCCTAAACTTCCCAAACTCTTTGTATGCCTTCAGGAAGGTTGAATCTCTTCCCCCGTAGAATGTTATGTTATATTTGTCAAACGGAAAAATGTTGCCAACTGTCTGCTCCAACTTCCTTGTCCACTTCTCATCTTCGTTTGGCATATCTTCAAAGGGCAGGATGATGAGTCCTCTCATGAATGACTCCACACTCGCCCTCCTGAAGGCAAAGGGCAGCGGATTCCTCTCATCAACCGGGCATGTCCCAAGGAAGACAATTGTATAGTCATTGTGCTTCATGACGTGCGTGATGAAGTCTTCATGGCCGTTTGTAAGTTGGGGTGCTTGGAACCTCGCCACAATCACCCCAACAGACGGCAAACTTTCAATCCTCTTGTCTTCCCACGACATCTGCTTCCTCCTTCGGAATTGGTTGTGGGAACCTGTTGTGGTATGCGTCCCAAAACTCCTTACGGATTGTTGGGTCCTTGAAAAGATGCTGAAGTGCGCGAGTGAGCGAAATCTTCCTGCCCTTCTCCTTGTCGAAGTGGTCTTTGTAGTTTGTGAATGCCGCACCAATTGGGTCTGCATCCCTCGTGATGGCCACTCCCTCAATCACCTCCTGAATGAAACATTCTGAAAGTGCCTCAATCCTGTAGATGTCGAAGCTCACAGTAGTGGAATAAAAGCGAAGGCGTTCTGCAAGCCTGTCACACTCCTCATAATACCTGTCAAACTGCGCTTCCGTAGCTCCCTGCCGTGGAACGAAGTTGTTAGGAACGATATGCCTAAAGCTGATTCTAAACTGTCTGCCGTCAGTTAACTGTACTCTCATACAAATCTACTCCTTGCGCCTTGCGCAGTTTCTTATACAACTCAACCGTATCAGTAAACATGGTTTCGTCTTTGAATTTCAACTCCGGGTGTATTGACATTTGATACAAGACCAGTGCCAAACAACTACTCGCCGCCACAATCTCTTTCTCATTCAACTCCATCTTCATGATGTTCCCTTCTTTCTTCATACAACCCGCTCGCAAGAGGGTCACTCTCCACTTGTCCATTGAAACAAACTTGGTCCATCTCACACGGATAGTCCTCGCCATATTTGTAGCATGAGTCATGATTCTGAGGGAACTGCTCATCCAACACTCTCAGGAATGTCTCCTCACTACAACCAACGCGCACTCTCTCAACCAACCTCGCTGCCTTCTCAATCCGCAACTCATTCGCAACTGTCTGACGCTCCCATCTTTTTAGTCGCTCCCTGTTGGGGGCGATTGGCGGAATGGGTGCGAGGAACAACTTTTCACACTGCTCAACCGTCAACAACTCTTCGATGTATTCTTTAGGGGTCAAAGATGTCTCCCACAGAGGCATCTTTGCCCACTCACTACCCCGCTGATAATCCGGGGCTATCTGTCCACTAACATTATTAACATATACATAACATAGGGGTGAGTTTTGTATCTTGACTTGCCCGCCAAACAACTTGGCGTCATACATTCGCTTACCCTTCAAATAACCTTCAATCCTTACACCCAAGACATTTAAGTCATATATTGTCTCCGCAGCTTTCACATACGACAGGACTTGATGGTTCCTCTCCCAACCTCTCACGAATTGGAAACCGCCGTAGGCGGTTGGCTTCACATCCACCACAACAATTCCATCCTCACATTGGATGATTGCATCCGCGCGGAATTGAAAAGTGATGTCATTGTTGAGTGCAAAGGTCTTTTCCTGCTCCACTGCAAGAGTTGCGCCCAAAGCATTCAACTGCGGGATTCTGCATCGTGCGAACACCCTCAAGATGCCTTCTAGAAAGGTAAGATGTTCCCACAGGACAATGTTGTAATGCGGGATGGATGGAGGCACTGAGGCACGATACTCCTCCAACAACAACTTTACAACCTCTTCCTTCCCCATCTTACCTTCAAGCAGAAGCGCAACTCCTTTGTGGATGGATGTGCCTAGGTCTTGTGCGCCAGTAGAAGTCGTTCTACTAATTCCATTCCCATTGTAGTGATATTTCAAATATCTGTATCGTGGGCATTGGAAGTAGGAAACAACTTTACTTCTGTTGGTTATCATAGAAATCGTCGGGCACTGCACCTTCATGCTTTATCACAAAAGCAACCCCCAGCGCCATCATCCTATCCTCATGGCTCAACTTATCAAACCACCCTGCAAGCTCCTCATCTGAGGGTGGATTCTGATGGGTGGGATGCAACTCCTCATCCCTATCTAAGGTCGCGCTTGTAAGCTTTCCAAGCTTTGTATATAAAACTGCCATCTTACTTCTCCTGTTGTTTGAAAACCGTCTTTGGCACACGGAAATAGAATTCACTTACAAACCCTACCGCTAGCACGTTGATTCTGTCCTTCAACGACAATGCATTGAACCACATCGACAATGTTTCGTCGGAAGGCGGGTCCATTCCCTCATTAGCCTTGTCCTCATCCAATGCCTTCTCGACGGCCTGCGCAAGGCTTCGATACTCCACAACGCCAATATCATCTGGCAGTAGTTCTTTCAGCTCATCAATCATCTTCATCCTCCTTCTTAATATGTTTTGCCGCGTCACAAATCAACTTAATCGACTCACTCAAGGTGGGGAGGTGGCTGAAGGGAGTCTGCGGGCGCAAGAATTCTGCCAACTCCTTCAACTGTCTCCCACTCAGCACAAAAATGTGCGCGCCCATTAAATCCTCACAATCGGAGAGTCGTTCTCAGGATACAAGACACACCTCACTACCTCGATGGGGATGATGGCGATGGGTGCCTTCGATTCATTCCCTACAATCATGACCTGACCGCCTACCTGCACCCCATCCGCGTTAGAAAACTTCTGCGACTCCCGCCCATCCCTGAATTGCACAATTATCTTCACTTCAAGCCTCCCTTAACCCACTCAAGTAACCACGTCAGCACCCGTGCACAGACTGCACCTGCAAAGACGATGCCAACAAGACCACAAAAGAGCATCCACAACAAACCCACGACAGTTGCTAATTCAAACACATATTACTCCTCTGCAAACACATAATCTCCCTCACCCCACAACATCAACTTGTGCTCCTTTGCAAACTGTTCACAGTGGGTGCAACTCCGTGGCTTGTTTTTGTAGATTGTCCATCCTTTGCAATTGCACATGAGCTTCCCATCCTCTAGCCACACAACCACATAAGGAGGTTGTTTGGGATTGCTCTTTGACTCATACAATTGTGCAAGTTTAACTTTCATCACAATCTACTTTGATTGCATCTTTTGTGCCATCTCGCGGGAGGCCGAGGACGGCTTCAAGTTCATCGAAACGCACATAGTCGCCACCTTCGCTTGGTTCTATCCGATGGTCTTTGTAGTAGCCGCCATATTGCACCAAGTCGTAGCGCGTCAGTTTCTCCAGCAGGGCCGTCAGCCGCTCGTCTACAAAGACGGGCACGCACGAGGGCGCGGGCGGCTTCGGCCTTGAGAACTTCGCACAATCGTTCAGCCTCTTCTCGCGTATTCGTTCGTGCGACGATTCCACCAGCACGGCCACCACCTTCAGGCGTCCACTGTGCCGCAACTCCCCAGCCGCCGTCATTCTCGTTGGCCCATTCTGAAACGTGATAGGTCAGGGCTTGTCGTCGCTCCTCCGTCACATTACTATGTTTCATAGCTTTTATTCCTAATAATGGAGAGTAGAAATACCACCTTAACACCTTCACGCGCACTTGATATGGTTCACCATTAAGGGTAGTTAATACGTCTATGGCAAACCATTTACCACTGCCATAAGCGCGCAATGCGGGCATCCTATTGGCTACAAGACACATTTACTGTTTGTCCCATCTTTCACTCCTACAAGGGTGAGTCTAATACTACTATAGCATTTTGTCCTACTTGAATGCAATCTCCACTACGTAGGATGTAAGAGTTGTTCACAACCTCCCCATTTACCTTCACATCTCCCTGTCGCATGAGCTTGAGGGCGTGTGGGATGTTCTTTGCAAACCCAAACAACGGCAGGAAAGTGAAGAGGGGGTTGTCGAAAATCCCACTCGCGCTACTTAGACTCAGTTTGAGGAGTTCCTTTGGCTGTTCCATCTCGCCTGTCCTCCCTCACATCCCGTTCTGGTCCATCCACAATCTGTGCCAAATCCTCCACGTTCAGATGAGGATTGTAAATGGCAACATCCTTGTAACGGAATGTCTCATCAAACTCATGTTCAAGGGCTGCAAGTCCTGCTTTGTAGACCGTTCTAACAACCTCACTTGTGACTGCGTGAGACGATACATACCACTTCCTACAACGCTGCTCTTTGTATTGTCCTGTGTGGATGTCGGTTGCGTCGAAGACAATCTGCACCAACCACCCATCCCCCTTGTCGTGCACTTCGATGTCCCACCCTGTCGGGAGTGAGATGTTGTTAAGAATTGTGTCCAATTGCGATTGTGTCATCTTCCCCCCTTGCAATTACCATTAAAATGCCTCCACACCTTGTTATCTCATCCAAATAAACGTTGAGCACGTCTACTGCATCCTTTGCCTTCCCGTCTTCAACAGCCTTCAAGAGTGCTTCCCGGTGGGTGAGGTAGTCGGGGAGGCGGTCAAGAAGGGACTTCAACCTATCTCGTGTCTCTTTGTCCGTGAGGAGAGGGTCCCACTCATTCACCGCATTCACCTTCCTCTTATTACTGTAAAATGCCTTCTTATTACAAATCACGAATTGTGTGGCGGAAGAGGAGGGATTCGAACCCCCACACCCACTCGTCGTGGGTGGCTCTGTTTTCAAGACAGTTAGCCTACCAATTGGCCGCACTCTTCCAGTAGGCGTCAAATGTGTCTCCGCCTTGGACCAATCCCCTGACGGTTCTTAGGGACTTTTGGAGTCGGTCCATGACTATTCCCTGTCCTCATTCGGTAGAGTCCTGCCTTGTATGGATATTTCTTCGTTAGATACTTCAACTTGAGTGGAATTAGAAACATTCTTGTGGTCCCGTCTTGAGGTGTTGGCGGTAGGCACAGGACTCGAACCTGTAACACGTCTTAGGTGCGCCCGTTTAGCAAACGGGTTCCTCATCCAGCCGGAATGCCTACCAACTCATATTATCCGCACACGCTTCCCACACCTTCGGCAATAGTCGAATTTTGCATTCACGTCAGGTGTGAATTCGTGCCTCCCGACGAAGCAATTATACTTTTGGGAAAACCTCTCGCAAAGCCTTAACAAGTATCTCCATCCCCTCATGAACATCTTCTACCTTCCCCGTCATCGCACTTGCAACCAACGTGATTTTGGTGGTCTTGAAGGGTTGGCTCACTTCCAACTTTGCTGTATAAAGTTCTGACCGCTTTTGTTCATCCATGACTTTTCCTCTTTTTTGGTGGTGCCGGGAGGAGTCGCACCGTCCGGGGGGTTTTTAGGCCCAACAGATTTACAGTCTGCCCCCGCCCTCTACGGGTCTACGTCACCACAACTTGTGTTGGTCCCACATACAGGTGTCGAACCTGTCCTACACAGGGTTTGAGTCTGTTGACTCTGCCAACGTGGTCTAATGTGGGACAAAAATAATCAAACTCCCGACGCGAGTAGTTCTGCAAGTTTCGTGCAACCACACGGCTTCTCACTATAAATGAGCCTGTCTGCAACATCTTTCGGTTGCGGGGGTGGTTCCTGCGTGTAGCGCACGGTGTCGATTTGACAATCGGGGCAACGGTTCAAGTGTGTCAATTGCCAAGTCCCTTTCTCTTGAAGAAGTTCTTCAAGACCCTTAGAACGTTGAGCAGCGGAATGAGCGTTTCTCTTCTGTAATTCTTCGAGGTGTTTGATGCGCTTCATCCTCTGCACTTCTTCGAGCGCCTTTGCGGAGTCGAATCCTGCGGGAAGTTCCCCCTTCTCTTTATAGTTTTTGAGCGCCCTCTGCATCCCCGGAGAACTTTGTGCATATCCTTGCCTGCTCATCAATTCCTGAATGGCCCTCTCCACCTGCGGATTGCTTTTTGGCAATTCAACATTGTATTCGGGGGCAGTAAACTGTTTGTAACAGGCGTGCGGAGTTGGTTCCCAACAACTGTGCCCCTTGCACCACGTCTCCCCACCATCTTCCATTTTAGAGTGAACCCAATCAACAACTTCAGTCGGGGTGCTCTCGTTGAATACACGCTTGTCTCCCTCAAAAGGCTCTCCGAGAAATAGGTCTACCCTTTTCCAATCCCCTTTGGAAAGATTTGCAAGCTGCTTCAGCGTAAGATAGAAGCCATTCGGAACGCTCACTTACCACTCCTCTTCATCAAACTCATCATCTTCTTCTCGTGGTTGTGGCGCATCCTCTATATAGTCGCCCTTCGCGTCCACCACATACACCCTTCCCACATCTTCGAGTGTAATCTTCCTCTCCTCAAGGTCTTTGAGGAGAATGATTGCACCCACATCCGACTGTCTAATGCTGAATTTCTTTGTCTGTCCGAACAACTGTCTCATGTTGCTTCCTAAGCTCCTCTTCGAACATCTCCAGTTGGTTTGCAATCAACCGAAGGATTGCGATGTCTACGGTTGCGGGCACATCCATGTCGTTTAGCCGCGCCAAAATGAGTGCTGCACTGACGGTAACGCCCAATCCTGCCGCATACGCCCGGTGCTCCTTCGGAAGCGTCTCAATCACTTCCTTCGACATCTTGTGAATCATCTCTTCATACTGTTTATGAACCATTTTCTTCCTCTACGCCCAATGCGTATCCGATTGTTGCCACGTCACAAAGGCTCCTAAAATCATCATCGCTCAAACGAGAAATGAAGTCAATCAAAACCTTCACATCCTGCGGGTCGTTCCCCCACCTTTGCGTAATCGCATCTGCACGCTTGTCTAACAACTTCCCTAACTCGCTAAAGTCTTCTAAACTCCATCCCATTAATGTGTCCTTTCATTATGTTGCCAACTAGGTTGACAGGGCTTCATTCCGGGCGCAATCAACTCTATCCCCACAATCTCCCCTCCCGCATTCACATCGAGCGCCAGCGTCTCCCCACGGACGGTTTCCGCTGCAATGAGGATGACTCTCTTCACTTCCATTACCTCATCCAGCTTCTTCCCGTCTAAGTGCTTGAGAGGATTGAACTTAATGTAGCACACTTCCTTCGCCACGTCAATCCTCTTACATTCACTCTTCTGCGCGTGCGGGCTGAGGATGTCTGTTTCGGTCATGCATCACTCCATTGTGCTACAATTAAAAGAATGCAATCTTTCGCCGCAGGCCCACAATACCTACAATTGCCCCATGCGGCTAAAGTGTGGGTGGTGGAGGACTTGCTCCCCGTTAGTGGCTTCCTAAACATCTTCGGCAAACCCAAGGTCGGTAAGTCGTTTGCTGCCCTCCAAATGGCAAGTTGCATAAGTGATGCCACAAGGGAGGACTTCCTTGGGTTCCCAATCCACATCCACGGACCAGTCTGCTATCTGCAACTCGACACCCCACGGGAGTTGTGGCAGCAGCGCAATCAGCAAATTGCTCTTGAGGGGTGGAAGATTGACAACATCTTCTTCGCGGATAGGGAGATGACACCGTTTCCCTTCGACATCCATTCGACAGGTTGTCAGTATCTTCGCACCTACATCCCTCCCATCAATCCCGTCGCAGTGTTCATCGACACCATTCGCCAACTGCATGAGGGAGATGAGGATAGAAGCTTTGTGATTGAGAAGGTTTTGCAAGGTCTTGAACTTGGTTGTAGGCCGAGTGCCATCGTTATTGTGTCGCATAGCCGAAAGGGAAACCCTGACTACTTCGACTTGATGAGCGAACAGAGGGGTTCGAATGCCCTGCCCGCGAGAATGGACACCGTTCTGCACGTCGGAAAGAAGCAAATGATGTATGAAGGACGTACCATTGGAGAACATAAGCTGAACGTTAGTCGCACCCCACACTATATGTGGAGGATTGACAATCTGATGATGAAGCAAAAGGCCACTACCCTCCTTATCAACAACCCGAAGGAGTCTATCAATTCCCTCGCGGAAATTATGAGTGAAGAGTGTGGATTGCATAAAGAGGCTTGTCGTTCTATGTTGAGGAGGTTGAAGGAGGACAAGTCCTAGGACTCAACTATAGCTACCACTAGACGTATTAAAATGACGACGATAATCCCCGCAAACACAATGTCTTGTGTCATTGCACTTCCCTTCCACTGAACCCCTGCAAATATCTTTCAACAAACCGCTTCTGCCTACTCCCCCGACTCTTCGCAATTGCTTCCGCGACATGCCTTCCATCAACGTGTTGGATGACTTGCGGGTCAAGGGTAGAGCGAATGCGCATCATATTATCCACTTCCCACCCAAGCGTCATTTCGAATAGCTTCTTCATTTTGTTTCTTCCAAAAAGGCATCTAACAACGCAAGTATTGCTACAAGTCCTGCCACCACGAGAAGAACGCCCAAGGTGGGATGAGGACCGTAGGTATTGGGAATGGTAGGCAACAAATACGCTAATCCTGTTGCCAACTCAACTATGATTGCGCTCGCAACAAGTATCCAGTTCAACGGCCTAGTCAAAAGATACCCCTAATGAATAAGGCGAAGTAACCCAAAACACAAAGACACAGGACGGAGAGGAAGATGGCTCCCGGCCACGTCAGTTGGTTCGCTGCGTGAATAATTTCAATCATTTGATGTGATACCCATGCTGGAAATCGTGTGCAACCGAATCCTTCACCCTCTCCGCAGCAATCCACGTTCCGTCCGCACTCGGAATGCGCCCACTCTTTGCAAGCGTCAACCATGCGACTTTTGTCGCCTTCTTCTTCTTCACGCTCTTCTTAGGCACCGTCTTCCTCCAATTGCTCCAATCGTTTTCGAAGCCTTTCAATCTCCTTCGCGGCCTCCTCCATCGTCGTAGCCGCAGGCATTGGACTTACCGCCGCATATAGCCGTAGCCTCTCTACTAGGTCAACATCCTGAACAGCCATCATAATACTCCTCTTCTTTGTCCTCGACTTGCGGGAATTGTGGATGGTCCCACTCGTGCCGAAGGTTTTGCACCGTTTGTGGGAAGAGGATAAGCCAAAACCTCTCACCCCTTTGTAGTTTGTTGCTAAATGGGTCCACCACTCCAACAAACACTTTCGTGTTTGTCGTCATCGTCCTATCGTGGTTGAATCCCACTTTGTCTCCCGGCCACAACGTCTCACCCGCGATTGCAGGCGCTACCGCCACATGGATTGCATCTCGCTTTGCTCCCTCTTCTGGTGCTTCCCCCAACCAAATCTCTTGCTGTTGACTCATCTCTCCACCTCATCTACAAACACAATAAGTGGTCGTTTACCAAGTTTGTGTGCCATCCTTGCAACCGTTGAGAGCATCAAGTCCCCTCCCTTGAAGGTAAGCCAAATCCTTGTTCCCGTCCATTTGAGTCGTTTCGCCCACTCTGTTCTACTCACCTTTTCGAGCGCCCTCAACTCCTCTAGTTGTTGTAGAGTGTGTGTTATGAAGTCACTTTCCGGTGTCAAGTGCGGAGAGGATTCGTCCACTAATGTTGACGATGGTTTCCGACGCATCTCTCAAGTCCTTCCCCTTCACCCGCTGAACGTAAAGCGCAAACAACAACGAATCCATGTAGTATGGTAAGTCCCACGCTTTGCCGAAAATGTGTGTCACCCCATAGGCAATTGCCTCATGACTCTTTTGAGAGAGGTTTCCAAAAAGTGTGTCCGTTGTGCAAAGCGCGTGTGCAAGTTCGTGGACAAGGATGATTGCATGCTGTCTGTCCGTTGTAACATCCTTATTAATCCACAGCATCTTCATGTTGCCGCTTTTCGTTCTGAACATCGCGCCGCCTGTATGCTCCACCCGCAGCATAAATTTGAAAGCCTCAATCGGAGACAGCTTGAAAACGTCATTCGCAACCGCAAGGGCATTTTCCGTATATGTGTATCCCTCATCCGTAGCGATTTGTTTCAACCTCTCCACCTTATCAAGGTGCGCGCTCGAATCAAACTGCGTATACGAATCGTAGGCTTTCCCTTTTTCGGGGGTAAAGTTGTCGATTGCGTCTGCCAACTCTTCAATATGCTTTTTTATTGTTTCAGGGTCCATCCTTCTGACTCCCATCCGCAGACGGGGCACTCGACATATAGTCGCTGTTTCCCGTCCGACTTAAGCATCAACTCCTTTGCATCCACCGTTTTGTGGAAGACGCACAGTCGTTGACTAATCCACTTGATTACCGATTCTCCCACGCCCACACAATCACCCACACCACTGCACCCACCACAAGAGCGGCCAATGCGACCACTACAAGTAGCACAGGCGGTCCCCACAACGGCAGTGTCACCCACCACCAACTCCACTCAATCTTGCCAAGCAATTTGAGTGTGATGAAGATAAGTCCAAGAATTGCTAAGAACGGAAACGATGCGTTATTTTCTTCTGCCATTTTCAAGCTCCTTGAATGAATTGCACGCCCTGTGCCACAAGCTGCTCCCTCACCCACTTCTCAGCACTCTCCATACTCTTCCACTTGTTGTCTCCCCACATCGCTTGTCCGAGGTAGATGTCGCCTTTTTGGGTGTGGATGGAGTCCTTCGGATAACCATAACCACTGCTTTGAATTCCGAGGATTTCCATCATCCTAAAGCCGAAGCGTCGAAAGAAAGATGGGTGCATGAGAGAGAAGGCAACTGCATCCATTTGAATGTCATCGTAGTAGTCCTTCAACACTACATCGAATTCAATCAGCTTCGAAGCGTCTCTGCTGAAGTAGTCATCGTCCTTCAGTGGAGTCGTGGACACAATCTGGATTGGCCTGTCGGCTGCACTGAGCACCATCGCAAGTGCCATCACAGCACAACCTCGCATCTTAATGATGTCGGTTGAGATACCACAACTCACAGAATTGTTTAGGACGATGCGCACCGGCCCCTTATTACTCTCATCCATCGATGAGTCGATTTGTCCGGGATGCCACTTGAACCAACATTCCGGCTCCTCTTGAATGACCCTCCCCATGTCGAACATCTCTCCCTCAACCTCATATTGCACCTGCGGTCGTGAGAGGGTTTCAATCATCTCCTCACTCAGTTTGCGTGCAAGCGGCTCTGCCATCTTCACCCCCTCTTTCCACCCGTTTGTGGCGAGTTTGATTGCGGCTGGAAAGTCTTGAGTGCCAAACCACCCTTCTCCACGGTTGTAAACATCTTCCTTGTCCGAGGACGAACGCAAACGACTAATTTGCTTCTCCTTGTTGCACGCTTCGTAGAAGGATGAGAGGGTGTCGAAGTGACGATAGATGTCTTCAGCCATTTTCACAACTTCCTTTAGACGAGTAGATTCGCCTTGATTTTCTTCACATCCTCATCGGGTGTGCCATTCCACAAAAGCATCTCTTCAACCGTCTTCCGACTCATGCCACTCGCCAACATCCTCACACCATATTCACTCGCCCTCGGGGTGACGACGAGAGAAGTGACGCCAAGGCGCTTCACAACTCCCCTCACCTTCTGCACGAACTTGACCCACTCACCGTCACCAAAAACCGCCTTCTCAAGCTGCTCATCTACAGGCACAAAAACCTTCACAAACCTACTCATCGTCGCGGTATCTTGTCGAAGGGCCGTTCCGAAGTCTGCGGTAGGCTTCCCGAAGGTATTAGCGGCAACCAAATAGGTCGTCTTGTCTGTCTGCTTGAGTGTCTCACCGTTCGGAAACGTTACCGCGCCGCCGTCCAGCAGGCCGTTGACCATCACACCCACAGCCGGATTCAGTCTGTCGAATTCATCGAAGAGAAGGATTGCACCCTTCTCATTCGTCAACGCTTGATACGCGATTCCCTGTGCATACCCTCCGTGGGCGGTCGTGTGACCGAAAATCTGACTTGCCGCCGTCTGCGGACCACATGAGATACGGAAGAATGGCCGGTCTAGTGCCCGCGCAATCTCCGCAGCCAAATAGCTTTTGCCTGCCCCCGCAGGTCCAGCCATCCACACATTCAATCGTAGACTGACGAGCTTGAGGACTTCGGGAAAGACTGTGTGCTGTTTGCCCATGTCCTTCGTCTCTTTCGTCTCAGGCAACACAACAACAACATCTTTTGTGAACTTCTGCTCAAGGCGAGTCTCAAATGCAGTCAACTTGGCGTCAACCTTAACAAGAGTCGATTCAACAATCGCAGGCGTCCGCTTCGTCACTACCTCATTCGCAATGGTGTAGACGCGCTTCTCATCAAACACCTTATCCTTGACTGCTTCCGCAAGGGTATCTGCAAGGCCATTCTTGAAACCACCCTTATTATCTTCTTGCTGCTCCTGCGGCTTGCCTCCGCTGATTAGGTCTTTCCCGTCGCTGCCCTTCAGCAGCTTCAAATCCTCCTTCTTCCATACCTCTTCAAGAGACTCATTCGTCGCGCTCATGATGACGACTCGTGAGATGTTGAAACGCTTCGACACCGCGCTCACCTTCTCCTGACGATTCAATTTCTCAAAAGGTTCCACGTCTCCTACTTTTTTCTTGTAGCCTAGTTCTGCTGCCCTTTGGCACCATGCGTGTGTTTTGTCTGGTGCCTCTGCAAAAATGGTGCCTGCCGGAATGACGTTGTGGAGGCAAGGGTCCAACGCTGCACAAACCTCATTCTTGTCGCTCGTAACCCACAATCTCTGCCCATCGTCCTCCAACGATGGAGGACAATAATTTGCTTTGGCTGGCGCAAGTCCCTCAACTGGTGTCCACTTCCCATTCACTTTACACACCTATTGGATGCACAACCCATGCCAACCAAATTCCCCTTAACGATTGTGAATTGGCACAGGTCCTTGCATGCTGTCCCCTTTTGTGGATGAGCCGTCCACTTCGCGGCTCATCCACAGTGCACTTGCTCAGCTTACAACCTCAACCTTTGTGTCGTTTCCGAAAACAAGGTTGACATACTTGATGCGCGCCTTCCGCGTGCGGCTGTCAATCGCCTTCCTCATAGCGCGTCGAGCTTTGTATTGCTGGAAGTAGGGAAGGGTTTGGATGTAAGTGTCCATCCCGCTCTTTGATTGATTCCAGTAAGTTGCGAATTCGAGCGCCTTCTCATCCGGCTCAAACTCAATCACTGGAATGTTCTCGCGCACCACGAAACTTACCCTACGGCCTGTGCCATGATTGGCGCAGAGGCATTTGCACACACAAATTGGTCCCTGTGCCCGTGTGCATCGCTCATCGCAAGCTGCTTTCGATTCCTCCCGCTCAAGATGGTCACGAACGACTTTGCCCATCAATTCGACATGCCCACCGCAAATGCCGCAAGACCATTGCGGGTCATAAGGGTAGTCGATGCTACCAATGCTGAGACAGTCCGCACAACGAATATACCATCGGTCCATTTTCCTAAAAACCTCCTGCACATTATATATGCAATGTGCGTGCCGCTCTTACTCCTTCACTATAGTTGAGAGGCGC